GCTCATCATACTCATCCCAGACCGCAAGCAGCGGCCATGGCCATCCAAAGTCTCCGAGGATGAGCGTGCCGTTTCTCGGGGCCGTGTCTGGCGGCGACCAAGTGCCGAACAAGGCACTGCTGCCAACTTTCGGGGCGGATGTAGTCTTTCGTGTTTTCATGGCTTTTTCGCCGCCCCTTCGGTCGGCAGAGTTTGATCGTTCGGCATGATGACAGTGCCGTCAGCGTCACCGCCCGGCGTAGGGAATACGCCCCCTCCGCCAGTTAGCTCTCCCCATTTCCACCCGCGTTCTACGCGCGTCCACGAGCCCCCACCGATAGCCGGAGCCTTGGTTCCAATGGGATAGTCGCTCCATTTCATTGTGCGCTTCACTCGCCGCCGCTGTTCCGATTCGTAGCTTTCCCACCACGCCGAACCACGCGCTCCAGCGGACAGCGCCGGGCTTGGGAGGTCAGCGGACATCGGTGCTCCTTTCGCCCGGCGTCGCCGCTGAGCTTGAGACGTTGCCGCCGGCAGCCCGCTCTACGGGCTGCGAATCACGTATTTCTCGGCACCATAAGCATTCGACCTTTCCGCCAATGGGGTGGCTCCAGAAGTGTTCGCGCATCGGGCTCCGGCAATCCATGCGGGCGGCGCGCGTTTCCTTTCGTGGCTCGCTCATTCGTGCTTCCCTGTCTTCACCCACCGATGGAACGCTGTGGCGACGTAGCTCTCATGGGGCTGCAAGCTGTCCAGCGATTTGAACTTCCGCCACTTCTCATTGGGGTGTGTCTCGATGAAGCGGGTGAAGTCGGGCTGCAAGTTTGCAGTCGGCGTTGTTGCGGCTGGCTTCATGTCCTTGGGGTCGAAGATGTCTCTCCACTGGTTGAGCGTGGATGCGTCCAGCGAGGCCAGGACGCCTTTTGTGCCAAACCGCTGTCCGATGCTGCGCAGCTTGGGCACCAGCAGGCGCACCGCTCTCTCGGTCAGTGGGTACTTGATGGCGCGCATTTCCACGAAGCCCTTCCATGCGTCCGCGAACTTCAGGCTGGAGAGCCACTCGTTGGGCAGCAAGTCCACGAAGAGGTCGCCGGTCTTGCGCTTGGCTCCGTTGAGCACGGGCTCCGCGGTGAGCCGGAAGCCACCCTTGGGTTCCTCCTTGGGGATGTCGATCCATTTTTCCTCCCGGTAGTCGGAAGCGCTCTGCCATTTCTGCTGGAGCTTCCCGCTGGCGCTCCATCGCAGGTGCATGGTGGGCATGTAGATTTCGCTCACAGCTCCCCCCATTCCGGACACGCCTCACGGGCGGCGATGTCCCATTTGACCAGCTCGCCTCTGGTGTTTTTGCCCTTGCTTATCGGCGCAGAGAGGCAGGCAAGCAGGCGCTCAGCGCGCTCCCTCATGGCCGGCGTGCTCTTCCTGCTCATCACCACGCAGGCGAGGTTCAGGATGGCCTTGAGTTTGTCCGAATCAGTCATGGCAGTCAATCCCTGACCTTCATCACCCGGACGTGGGCGACGGGATGGATTTGGGTCTGGAGGGGTGCTGGCGGGGCTGGTGGCGCTGCGGCGGCCCCATTGGCGAGGATCTCCACGTCACGCATGAATGGGCGGATGCCGTCGAGGATCTCGTAGCGCCCCATCTTGATCTGCATCTCGTCCACCATGAATACCTCAGCCCTGGAGTGGCACTCGAAGAGCAACTCGAACTGGCGGGTTTCGTAGTTGGTCCTCACGCTGGACGGGCGCAGGTCTTTCTTGCACAGGGCGCACTGGAAGTAGGCGCGCTCCAGATCGTAGGCGTAGTCGGAGCGTGGCGGGATGTAGGCGCGGTCGTCGCGATATGAGATGGAGTCGGGCGGACTTTTGAAGAAGCTCGGCGGGATCGCGGTCTCATCTTGGATTATGCGCAGCATCTCTTTCGTGAGATCAAAGGTGGAATTTTTGAATGTCACACTGGCGCTGTCGAGCGCCTTCTTCACCTCTGGATTCTTCGTATTCCACGGACTGCTGAACTCCAACCACGTCGGGCCTACCGGGCCGAAGGGGATGATGGTGTCCAGCCAGCTTGCGACCTTGATGGCGATGGCGGTGGATTTGATCTGGATGTTCCCGAGTGACATTGAACGCAACTCGCCGTGGCATCTGAACTCCAGCCAGTCTGAATCGCTGTCGGCTATCCTTCTGACCGTTGGGATCACCGGCACTGCGCACTTGGGGCACTCCCACTTCCGGGAGTTGATGAGGTCCTGAATGATCATGATTGGGAGGTTCACTTGGCGTCCGGGAGCTTGCGCAGCTTCGATCTTTCGATCCAGCGAATCTTCGGTGGCTTCACGCGGTCGTCGGGGCGATCGAGATTGCAGGCGACCTTCTTGTGCTTGATTGGACGGAAGCAGGGGACCAGCAGGGGCTCACCGCGGCGCTTCGGGAAAGCGAGGGCATCGGCGATTTCGTAGCGGAACTTGATGACCCGATCGGGCTTCTCGGCTGTTGGATACGGCTTGGCGAACACACATTGGTCGCCGGGTGTGAGTTTTTCGAGTGCCATGTCAGGTCTCCTTCACGAAGACTCCGCCGGTCATCCGCCCCTTGCGATCCTTGATCTCCTGCCACGCAGCCTCGATGCACTCCTCCATGGTGAGGTCCCACATCTGGGCCTGCATGACTAGGGTTACGACGATGTCGCCGATGGCGTCCTTGGCCTCCTCCTTGAATTTCCTGTGATCACTCTTTGCGTCGATGGTGCCGTGCATCACCCCGCTGGCGTGGCCTTCCGCGCCCTCAATCGCAGCGCGAAGCTCCGCCACTTCCTCCTCGGTCTTCTTTTGCTGCCCGAGGCATGTGGCCTCTCCGGTTGGACCGATGAGGTTCCTGTCGATGCCCCATTGGATGATGTCTTGTTCTCTGTGGATCATGATTTGTCTTTCTTGGTTTGGGTTATTTTGCCAGCAGGAAGTCTCTGGCTCTCTCACGCCGCAGGTTTCCGCTCTTGGGCAGCACCTTGCCGGCTTTCTCCAGCTCCTCCCATGTGGTGTCTCCGGCCTTCACCAGCGCCCATGCGCTCATGTAGTCGAAGCGGCAGAGGCCGCGGGAGAACGCCTTGTTCTTGCATCCGGGGACGAGGCATTTGGGCTTGGCGCTCATTTCTTTGGAGTGTTCAGCGCCTCAAAGGCCATGGCGATCATGCTGGCCTCCTTGCGGATGTCTGGCTTGGCCTTGCCGAGGTCCTTCTTCTGGTAGGCCGCGTGCAAGACAGACACTTCCTCTTTAGAAAGAGAGCCGAGTCGCTTGTTGCCGTATTTCGTCACCTCGTAGTCCTGCCATTTGGTGAGCCTGGGCTCGGGCGCTGGCTCAGCGAGCCCCGGAAGCTGGTCGGGTGGCTCCACGGTGGCGTCGGTGGCGTCCACGGTTTTCATGCCGGCGTTGTGAGTGTCCGGAACCTCGGCGGCCTTCATCGGAAGGTCGCTTGAAATTCTGCTGGTGATGTCCATTTCCGCCAGCTTGCACCGCAGGTCCGAAGCCAGTCCGAGCAGCTCCTTGCGGCGCTCTCCAGTGGCCTGCTCGGCGTCTTCAAGGTGCTGGGCCATCATGGACTTGATCGCGTCCTTCTCGCGCTCCTGGGGGCTTTTCTGTTCGATGGCGAGGCGTTGCTCGACCACGCGGGCGTCCTGAAGGTCCACGTCGGAGGAGAGGCCGGACATCACCGAGGGGTCGATGAGCTTCACGGCGTCCGTCACGCAGCGCCACTGAAGCATGCTGATCGCTCCCGCGGCCCAGTTGTTCTTGGTGCCGCTCTTGCCCTGCGTGATCCCCTTGGCCTCCGCGTCCGCGAGGGTGCGAATGACGGTGCATTCGTTCTCCCGCGCCAGCTTGGAGAGGGCCAGCATCAGCTCGCTCTCCCGCTTGCGGTCCCACTCGGGCTGCATCTGCATGATGTCCAGCTCGTACTGAAGCCCGAAACGCTCGCAGGCCCGTTTCCGGTCCTCATCGGTGATGGGCTTGATGGTGAAGAAGCTGCCGGCGACCACGGTGTTGGTGCGCAGGTGCCAGAGGATGGTTCCGTGCTGCTGGAAGACGCTCTGGGTGTAGTCGGCGCGCTGGGAGAGCTTCCCGGTGTCGAAGACATGGACCTCCTTGAGGAGCTGAGCCAGGGTCTTGCCTTCCTCGCGGGCCATCATCATCAGGGTGATGGCCTGGGCTGGTTTCGTGATGCCGAAGCAGCCGGAGTCGGCGATCTGTTTGGCCATGGCCATCGCGTCCTCCATGGTGGCGAGGGCGAATGGGTTGGGTTGGGTGGCGAGTTGGGTTTCCATAGTTAAAAAATGCGGTTTCCGTCTTCATCGACGGGGTCGAGCTTGCGCTCTGGTTGCGCTGGCTGGTGAAGGGGCGGTGGTGGCATGTGGCGGCGGGCGCTCTCCCGTCCGGCGGAGGATGCAGGGCCTCCGGTGACCGGGCGCTCGGGGCGGGCGTCCTTGGGGCGGAAAGAGACGGAGAAGAAGCCCTTCTTGTCGTCCTTCGGTGGCTTGGTCCACATATCGACCCAGAAGGCTTCGCCGTTAATGACGGCGCTGCCGGTGAAGTCGGGGTCCTGCTTACCTTCGCGTTTCCGGTCATTGCGGAAGACTTTAGCTGTGTTGTCTTTTTGATTGTAGGCCATGGTTAAGATTGGGGCTGTGGATCAGGAAACACCAGCGTCTTGCATTCGGTGATGCTGCGCATTAGGGAGTCGAGCTGGTTGGCCTTGCGCGCCTTTTCGTCCAGTCGGTCGAATGCGGGCTTGAGGTCGATCTCCGTGCCGAGCCGGAACTGGACACCCTTCTGCTTAATGAGCCTCAACTGATCGTCTGTGATAAGTCTGCACGCCTCGTCTTCCGAAAGCTCCACCACGAGCCTTCGATCAGCCGAGTATCCTCCGTCGCTGTAGCTGATGACTTTCATATCAGCGCGCCTTGGCCGAGAACACCGCCCGCTTGGTCCAGGTGATGCCGGGGATGCGGAGGTTCGGGTCGTCGGAGTTGTTGATCACGTATTTGAGCTGGACGAGATCGGGGCTGAGGCGCACGCAGTCCGGCCGGGCCTTGTAGAGGGCGAGAATGTCGAGCACCTCGATGTCAATTTCTGTGCGCTGGGCTCCGCCTGTGGCCTTCTCCTGCCGCAGCTTCTCGGCTGCCGCCAGCTTCTCGCTTTCGAGCTGCCGCAGGGCGCGGTCGGTGGCTTCCTGCTGCTCCTTGCGGGCGGCCTCAATGGCCTCTGCCCTTTCCTCTGCGTCCAGTTGGGCCTGTAGCTGCGCGGCCTTCGCTTTGGCTGTCAGCTCCTTGCCGGCGGCTTCCGCGCGGTCCTGGGCCTGTTTCTGCTTCAGGGCGCGGGCTTCCTGTTCTTTGCGCAGACGCTCGGCTTCCGCTTCCGCCTTCCGTTGGGCCTCCGCGGCCTCCTGCTGGATGCGCCGGGCCTCGCGCTCGCGGGCCTCCAGCTCGCGCTGGGCTATCATTTCCTGCTCGGCGTTGTAGGCACCGACGAGCTGGTTGAGGCGGCGCTTCTCGGCTTCGAGTTCCTTGACGTGATCGGCGGCGGCCTTGTCGATGGCCTGCCCCATCCGGAAGAACGGGTCCTTGATGGCCTTGCGATCCTTCTCGACCTGCGAGATGTGACCGGCGATGTGACCGGCGACCTTGATGGCAAAGTCGCGGGTGCTGGCGTCCGGAATGACTACGAGGTGGTTGGACTGGACGAGCAGCTCAGCTTTGAGCTTCGCTCCCTCCTCGTTGATGATTGGGGCTGGCGGGGCCGCGGAGATCTCCGGGGCGATGATGAGTTCGGTGTGGGTCATTGGTATGAGGTTGGCGTGAGGCCCAATCATTCCCACGGGTTTTCGCGGGGCGCAAGTTCTTTTTGAAAGTTTTTTAACTTTGCACGTTTTGTTGCTCCGTCTCATTGGGCGGAGACAGGAGGCCGAGCTGGAGGGCGCGGATGGTCACATGCGATTCGCAGTCCGCCAAATGGTTCCGCTGATGAAGCTCGTGCCACACCCACTCCACTTTCCCGGTGCGTTTGTTTTTCTCTTTGCGCTTCACTCGACTATTGAGATGCGCGGCGTAGTCCGGATGGACATTCACGGTGCAGTGCCACATGGCCGGCTCGGCATAGCGCAGGCTGGACACCATATCGAGCGCGTCGTGCTTGCTGAAGAGACAGAACACCGCCCGCTGGAACGTCCGGTTCCCCCATGATGTCCCGAGCATCGGGTCACGAAATTGAGGGACCGAGTAGGGCCTCCAGACCCGCTTGCCGTCGATGGTCCACTGGAATTTGCGGGTGTTGCTGCCCCACACGCCGCGCCAGTTGCGCTCGATGATCATGCGCGCCACTTGGTTTGGTCGGTGGGCCATGTCCATGGTGACGTTCTCCCCGGCTACGTTGTATTCCTTCTGCTTCTCATCCAGCTCTTCGATGGTGTGGGCGAACCCGGCATCCAGCAGCCAGCTCTGGCCGCGTGAAAGCTCTGGGCTGGGGCGCTGGAATTTCCTGATGAGATACCAGTAGCCAATCTCCTGCACGTCGATCGACATCAGCGGAACTGCGTCGTCGGCGATGTCCTGCGGCGTGAACAGCTCCAGCTTCACCTCCTTGAAATCGTAGGCCATGGACTCGTCGAACGGTTCAGCCAGCCAGCCGTTGATGAAGTTCTGAAGTTCGCTGCGCAGTCCTTTGGCGAGCAGGAATTTCACAGCGATGGACGCGAGCGAGGTTTCCTGCCCGAGGATGGAGTATAGCGAGCTGAGCTGGTAGCCGCGGCGGCCGGTCTCGGCGTTGGGGTTGCTGGGCCTCCAGATGCCGGCCTCCAGCATGTCGGGGCGCTCGAAGCTGTGGATCATCCCGCCGCATTCCTGGCACTTGTAGTGGGCCAGGGCGCGAACCTTCTTCATGTCCCAGTTGCCGTTGGTCTTGGCTTCGTCCGCGTGCTCGTGCCACCACCGCACCCCGCAGTCCCCGTGCCTCTCGCTCTTGATGCTGAACTTCAGCAGAATCTCATGCGAGCAGCGCGGGCATGGGACGTGAAACTTCCGCTGGTCGGTCTTGAGGTATTCGACCCAGATCATCCGGTCGGCGAGCGTGGGGCTGCTGGCCTTGACCGACATCGGGAAGTGGAAGGTCTTCTGCCGCTCCTCGACCAGCGCGATGGTGCCGGCGTCGAACCCGAGCTGGTCGTAGAACTTGTCCACCTCGTCCTGCTGGATGAGTCCGCGGGGACGGGAGGCCAGGTTGGCTGGTGAGCCGGCTCCACCGAAGTTGAGCACCATGCTGCTGTAGTGCTGGGCCAGGAATCCCCAGAGGTGTTTGTCCACAGCTCCCTTGGCGGTGCGCGGGACGAGATCCATGACCGACTTGCAGTGGCGCACGAATCCCATGAAGCGCTCCTTGTTGAAGTCGCGGGCCTGGTCCCCGTTGGCCATGATCCACAGTGCGTCCTCCGGGTCGCGGGCAATGCGGAAGAGCATGCCGAGGATGAGCAGTGTGGTCTTTGCCGATTGCGTCGCGAAGGCGAGCACCAGATGCCGGATGGTCTTGTCGGCGTAGCACTCCAGGATCTCCCGGCCGTAGGGGATGTATTTCATCTGCACCTTGCCGGTGATCGCTCCGGTGGGCAGCTCGCAGTTCCGCTCCACCCACGACACCACACTCTCGATCTGAACCGGGGAGAGGCTGTCTTCGAGGCTGTCGAAGATCGACTCGACGGATGGCTGGTTATATCCCACGGAGCGCCTCCTTGCCGGACAGCATGATCTCATCGCACGCCCGCTGCAAAATGGTCACGGCCTTCAGTGGCTCCTGCTCGTTGATCTGCGGCCCCACCTCCTGCGGCAGCTTCTTCAGTCGTTTGGTCATCGCCTCGATCGCTCTCCTCACTGCGTCGAGGATCTGCTGCTTGTTGACCAGCAGGCCGCGCCGCTCCTGCTCCTCCCGGACCATCCGCTCGATCTTGACCAATGCCTCGCTCGCCTTGGTGTGGTTGGAGAGCAGCACCGCCTGGTCTCGGGTTTCGGCTGTGTGGTATTCCTGAAAGGCGGCGTCGGCGGTGATCCGGGAATTGGTCAGGATGTCCCCGAGGGTGTCCCCGGTCTTCGCGGGCTTGGGCGGGGCCTTCGGCCGGCCTCTTTTCGCGGACTGCAAATTTGCAGTCCTGCCGTTCGTCGCCTCGCGTCTCTTGATGTCCCTGTCCCGCCAGAGCTTCGCGGCCCGCAGGCTGTTGATCGGCATCCCCTTCAGCTTCAACTCTGCTGCCCGCGTTTTGGAGACGCCGAGATGTTTTCCGATCTGGGACAGTGATGGTGCGGGCATTGGCTTGGGAGTGAGGTGGACTCGCTATGCCTCGGTGTCAATTACGTTCGGCGTTCGGCCTATTATTTACAGAGGTGGCACAGAAAAGGGAAACACTCGTTCCGAGGAGACCTAACGACAGCCCCGCAAGAAGACTCCCTATCCACCACGGCACTTTTCTCTCGATGCTCATCACCCTCACCTAATCCATGTGCTGCCGTCCCCTCACATCCTGTCGATGAAGAGCATATCCCTGTCCACTCTGCGCACTACGCCTCCCTGCCATTGGGGTGTGCATGAAAGGCTTGCGCCCCTGAGTGCGTGCAGCTCAGCGTACTGCACTCTCTGGCCTGGGATGAATGAGCGGGCTCGCTTGATGATAATCGTGGTTGAGCCATGGGTGCCTATCTTGGCGTGGTAGGTGGGCTGGCGTCCGCGCTTGCCATTGGGCTTTGTTGCGTAGGAAGCGTCGATGTAGCGCTCGGGTGTGGTGCTGGGGGGCGGGCTGTCCCATTTGATTTGGCGACGCTCTTCCTCGTATGCTGTGCGTGGGTCCATGCCTCCGTCTGAGATGATGTCGCTCATGGCTTCTTGATGTAGATGTACTCAACGTCACCATCACTCTCTCTGGGCCTGTGCTTGGGCTTGCGCCAGAACACTCTGATGCCGTCGATCTTCAGCTCGGTCGTCACTCCCACTGTGCGGTGGGTGAATGGGATGCGATCCTCAAGGCTCACGCGGTTCATCCACACCCACTTCTTCTGCTCGCCTGCGTAGATGTGTGGCACCATGCCGTCTTCATGATCCTCCCACACGTCGCTCGTAACGCCATTGGAGTGCATGGTGTGATCTACGTGGTTCTTCATATTGGCAATGGCCTCAGCGAGCGTGATGTCGCCGTATCCAATTTGGCAGATGCACCAGTGATTGATCCAGCATGACAGGTATATCATGCGGTGCTTCTGGGGTTCCCTGATGGGGTGCTCGCTCATGTGCTTGGCGGGTACGTGCTGGTATCCCCAAACAGCTTTACCCCTTGGCGCTTCAACGCCCTGATGGCCCTCCAGCGCTCCCTGCGGTTCCTCATCTTGGCGAACCTGGGGTGCAGCGCGATGTGCTGGTATTTGACTGTGGCTTCCAAGTAGCTCATTCGATGATGTCGAAGAAGCTGAAGGTGGCAGTGTGGCGTGCTGGTGATCCAATTTGTCTCCACTCTTGCGTCTTGGAGTGGAGCGTGGCGGTCACTCTTTGCTCGTTGAGGCTCATCATGCTGCTGCCGCATTGCAGCTCATTAAACTCCTCTGGTGTGACCTCGATGGCCTGCTTCTGGTAAGCCCTTGGGAATTGATCCTGGCAGAATCTCGCAACGAGCCTGGGCCTGATGCTCTCTGGTATGGCCTTCATCCCCTTGTGAAGAACGATGGTGTGCCCTCGCCCATCCATGCTCCGATCATGTTGAAGTTGAAGTATTCGATTGCGTCCTCCTCGGCCTGCTCCCTGACTGCTTTGTTTCTCGCTACTCCCTTCGGCACCATCTCGAAGGCCAGCTTCGCGATCACCTTCTCCTTGTCGTAGAGAATAGTGGCCTTGTTGAACTGCGTGGTCACGCCCATGATGCAGTCGTCGTAGCCGTCCATGGTGAGCATGTCGCCATAGCGCTCATTGATCATTCCAAACCATGCTTCTGTGCCTGGGGTCTCTGCCTCCTCGGTGAATACCTCTACGAGTGTCTTGCGCTTCTTCATGGGAGCTTGGCGGCGAGGGCGAGGGCGGATTCACGCATCCGCGTGGCTTCTTGCAGATCCGGCGTTGCGCTCCTCACGTATTGCTCCAGCGCCTTCCGCGCCTCGCGCTCGGCGTCCCGCTCGGCGGTGAGCCTCTCCAGCGCATTTTTGGTCACACGCAGGACTTCCTGTGTGACGCCCTGCTCGGCGGTGACAGCGGTGAGTTCACGCTCTAGCTGAACGCAGAGGTCGATTGGCTTCTCAGCGCATGCGCAGCGTAGTCCGTTAGCTTCGAGCATCGTGGCTGTTCTTGGTGCGGCGGTCATTTCAGGTAGTGCTCAGCCACGAGATACCAGGCCCACGGAGGGAAAATGCAGCCGGCTGTTGACCAGAAGCCCTTCGCAAGGGCGATGCCCATGATCCATGGGACGACAACGATGGACAGCGCAAGTGCGTCGCTGAGAGATTTCACTTCTTCGCCTTCCTCTTGGCGGCCGGCTTCCTGGTCTTCTTCTTGGGCTTGCGTGGTGCCTCCGTGAGGGCCTTATGGATGTCCACAGCCAATTTGAGCTGTTCGGCGAGCATCTTGCGCTCGTCGGCCGGCTTCTTCCGTAGAGCGTCCAGTCCGCCAGCCCGGCGCAGCCACACTTCCACGCTCATGGAAATGCCGTGCAGGGAGAGTGTGCCGTGGTTCTCCTGCCTGGCCTGGGTCTCGGTGATGACCTCGCCGTGCTGGATGCTGACCTTGAGCTGGCCCGCGGTGAGGTTCTGCTCGCTGGCGATCTTGCTCCACTTGGCCATATCGCGCTTCTTGAGGCCGCTGCGCGAAAGAGCAATGTAATGCTCGGCCTTGAGGTTGTCGTGCCGGATGTCTTCGGGGATGCTGGCGATCTCCACGGCCTTCTTGGCATCGTCGAGGTCGAACTCCAGTTGGGCCATGCAGGCATTGATGCGCTCTGCTCCGAACTTCAGTTGGCCGAATGCGACGTACTGGGAGTAGTAGAGCTTCAAGTCGCTGTTGAGCTTCTTGAAGAGCGCCATTCCGCTGACGTATTCGCTCCATTCGAGGTCGTCGTTGATGATGAGCTTCCGCCCGTCGATGCGGAAGTATTGCGAGGGCGCAGCACCATCAGAGGAGATGGAGATGCTGAGGTCGGTGGGGATGGTTGTGTCGGTGTCGGTGTGCATGGGTTGTTGGTGTTGAGTTAGGTGTGAGATTTGAGATTCTGCGTGCGCTCCCACTCTAGGGCTGCATTCCAGCATTTGAAGAAATCGTCTCCTGCCATGGAGCGAAAGGAAAAGGAGCAGCCTGAGACCTTCTTCCATGCCTCGTAGGCGGCGCGGTCGGCTGTGGTGTCCCATGTTGGAGGCGGCTCCGCCTGCATTGTCGCCAACGGCGGAATCATGCTCTCGAAGAGGGCGCGGGAGGCTGCCTCAGTGCTGGTTACTGGCATCAGGCGATCGTCCTCCATTCGCGCCTCGGCCGACTTCTCCTCGATCTTCCCGTTGATTTCGATTCTGCGTGTTACTTTGATGGTCATTGGTGTGGGCGTGAGCTGCTGAAAACTTCAGGCTTTGACTTTGGCATGCCGCCAATGGGGTCGCAAGCGATATTTGGCCTTGGCCTCCTCGCTCTTCTTCTCGTTGGCCGGCACTGGCAGCCCGAGCCACTCGCACGCCTGATCCCTTGCCTGCTTCATCCATTCCGGGGAGACGCCACAGATCTTTGCTGACTCACGCAGGCTGCGGATATTCGAGCTTTGGGGGAGGCCGGGGATGCTGTGCATGACCCCGTGGATTCTCGCTCTGGCGTTCCCCTTTGGACACATTATCAGCCATGAGACCACTCGGATGATTGCCCCGGCCTGCGTGCGATACGACTCCATCTTCATCGGCTCCTCCAGGCTCGCCACGATCTCCCGAACCAGCGACTCATTTCCATGTCGCTCGATCAGCTTTTCCACGGTGCTGTCGATCTGCTCGGCGAAATCCGGGGTGTGAGACACCGTATCGCGAGCCTCGTCAAAGGCCATGGCGACCCCTGTGCGGCGTTCTGGATCAGCTTCAATGCCAAGGGAGCCGGCGGACCTTTTGAACGATTCTGGGGCATCCTGCCACGCCTTCCGATATTCCGAGTCCCGGCGGTCCTGCATCAAAATCTCCCCGCGGTTCCCCAGCTCATATGATTCGGTGGGGTTGCCATGCGGAGAGTTGGGGTGGTGCATGGGCTGATGGATACTCTGCGACCAGTTCAGTGTCAAGCCGCAACAAGCTCCCGATCACGCATCATCTTGGTGAGGAACTGCTCCAGCTTCCGCATCTCCTCCTGCTCCTTCTCCTCGCGCTCCAGGCGCAGGGCGAAGTCCGCAGCGCTTTCGATGGCGCTTTTTGCCTCCGGCTGCTGTGGGCGTAAGCTCTGCATTTGTGCGGATTGTGGATTGGGTTCTGTGTGCTGTCAAGGGTTTGGACTGCAAATTTGCAGCTCAGGCGTGGTGGCGTCGAGGGTTTCGCCTGCCGTGTCGGCGATGTGGTTCAGCGCAATGGTTTCGTCGCTGTCGGAGTTTGCGCGAGCGTTGGTTTCCGCGCAGCCGGCGATGTTTTCGAGCGCCTCGCGGCACTTGGCGAGCTTGGCGAGGGCGGCATCGCGTTCGGCGGCTATTATATCCCTGTCCTCATACATACCGCGTGCGGCAAAAAGCTGTCCGGCGATCAGGTCTTTGTCGGCTTTGAGCGCGTCCCTTTCCTCCCTCGCCTCGTCGCGTTCGTTTTCGAGCTTGCGGGCGAGGTGGCGCAGTATGACGAATCCATCAGCATACGCCATCGGGCGCGGTAACACCGCTGCCTCATCGGTCTCAGGCGTAGCGCGGGTGCTCATAACGAGTCCTCCGGCCATGCGGCGAGGATCATGGCGGCTCGCCTATGTGCGTATCGAGACAGCGGAGTTTCGATTTCTGGCCTACCAAGCAATGGCAGCAGCCCTTCTATTTCGTCTGCGGTCGATAGCCATGCCCGCTCCGCGTCGCCGGCACAGGCGGCGATGTAGGCGGCGTTGCATTTCGGGTGCGGTGCCCCATGCGTTTCCTCTACAAGAAACCACGGCTCATCCTCGTCGGTATGAACCACTTGCATTCGCTCATCACCATAATCCTGTGAAAAAACCCACCGCCCCGGCGTCCGCTTCTCCGCGAGCGCGAGGTTGGCGCGGCACTTGGCTTTGATGTTTTCGAGGTGTTCGGTGGTGGTCATTTCGGGGAGGTCAAGGGTGGGTTTATTTTGTTGCTGGGTCAAAAAGTTGCTCCCCAGTGTCGCTGAACACGCGGTTCGCCGGGCGACCGCATCGCGCACAGTGGAAGTCGGTGAGGCTCGGCTGGATGCGTAGCGGGCCATAACGCCACCGTGCTCCGCAACACGCGGTTTGGGATTCGGGCTTCCGGGCCGCCCGCTGAGGCCGGTGGTCAATGCCTTGTTTCGCCGCGGACACCAGGACGGCGAGATCGTCGCCCGAAAGCCCGCGGTCAATTTCGTCGGGGCTGGCAATCAGCACAAGATACCTCCCGGCTTGCCAGCCCTCGCGGGATTCCCCGGCTTGGGCGTCCAGAATGGTGATTTTAGAGTCTCGATATGTTTCGGTTTGCATTTGGTGTGGGTGTGAGCGACGCCATCCAAGCTCATGATCACATTTGGCGCAACTGCAAATTTGCAGTCCTGGAAGAAAGTTCTTGCGCTCGTTCTGATTCTCGCTTCAATCGCTCCGTCCGCAGACTACTAGCTGCACGACGAGACTTTTTTAAGAACCGGGGCCGCTCTATCAGGCGACCCCATCGAAAGCCCGGTCGAGCGTCTAGTAGCGCCGATCGGGTTTTCCCTTTCTGGCATGCGGGCCTGCGGAGCGCACAAAGATGCGCCTTACGGACATCGCTACAGGCGGGCCGTCGTATGAAGGCACGCATTGCACACCCGCGATACCGGCCTTGGATGCAAGGTAAAACCACGCCCTCTCTGCGGAGGTGGCGTAGTTTTACTTTTCTTCCTTCTCTCTGTACTCTTCTTGGGGGGACTTGTCCCATCTCTGGTTCCTTCGTTTCCTTTTGGGTGATGGTCACTGAGCTGCAAATTTGCAGTCCGAAGGGAGCAGGGATGTATGACGGTCAACGCGAACCGACCGGCCCTTGCGGCCACCGGCATCCCTGCTCCAGATCAGCCCTTGGACACTGCGTAGCGGGCCATGTCCTCAAGGTATCGGCGGATCTCGGATGCCCTGGCCCTCTCATCAGGCGTGACCTGGGCCTCCTCGTGGCGTCTCCATGCCTCGGCCTGCTGCTGGAAGGACTCAAAGTGGGTGCGCTTGATGTCCGCGATGGTGCGCTTGGGGTCGGGCGCGGCAATCAGCATATCTTCCCTTTCTCCGCGATGCGAAGCGGGCAACTGAACCCCCAGTTGTTTGCCTTCATCTGCTCAAGGAAAAACTTGGGACGAAAGACGCAGGTGCCGAGCGGCCCGGCGCTGCGCTTAAACCACGCCATCCGCTGCGTGCAATAGGAGCGCATCCATATCTGCTCATTCCCGCCATTGCGCGGAGTTGGTTCGCTAAACTTGTCTCGCAGATGTGGGCTCATCCTGCCGGAGTGCAGGAACGAATCCACGGCTATCGCATAAGACAGCGGCAGCGTGAAGCCCTCGCGCTCGGCCCATGCGATAGCTGGCCCAAGGTAGGCGTCCTTGAAAACCTTGTCCTGTGCGCGCTTCATGGGGCTCTCTGCTCCGGCCTTGGACAGCGCGCTGCAAAAGGCTTGGTCGGCGGCGAGTGCTCCTTTGCCGACTTGTCCGCGCTTCGATTTCAATTCCGCGCTGGTGCCTCCGTTGGCGAAGTAGGCGTCGAGAACTTTGCCTAGATTCCCGCCGTCCTCAGTGAACCCCATGCCTAGCGTGACTTGCCGCCTGCCGCCGTTGCCATCCTTGTAGCGATAGACAGCGCGGTAGTCCACTTCGGGCGAGCCGCTGTCATTCTCGCACAAACACAGGAAGCGAGTGAACAGCCGGATGTGCTCGTCAGTTATCATTGTCGGCGATGGGTGTCCAAGGTCTGCGCGCTGGCGCTCCGGGCGCTCCCTCGTCAATGATGCGCTCGATGCGCTCTGTCTTGATGTGTTCTTCCCGCTTTTCAAGCAGCCCTTGTCCCGCCGCCGCCAGCGTCCCAACAAATGAACCCGCCGCCTTGTAGGATGTTTCCACGTTGAGATATTTGCTCACAGCGACCCCAATAAGCGCCATCACGCTCGCGAACATCCCTCCATAAACGTATGCCTGATGATCTCCGAGAACGTAAAGGTGATTGACTCCGCGTTCCAAACACAGCCATGAGACTACGACTGCTACGAGCATTGACCATAACTTGCGCGAAGTGAGTCGCGTTCGGAGTGGCAGCGGCGAATCGGGTCGCTCTTTGGAGTTAGTGGTTTGCTCGCTCATCGGAAAAGTAGCCCGATAAACGGGACGGTTTTCAGGTAGTTCTTGAATGCAAAAAGCGCAATCACCGCCGCCCACGTTCCAATAGTCAGCAGCCTCCACTTGAGAATTATCCCGTCCTGTTTTGCCTCTCGCTCAATCAGGTTGTTCACCTGCTCCATAACTTCGGGCACTAGCCGCTCATTGATCTTCTTAATCCCTGCCTCCGCTTTCGTGAGTCGCGCAATGCCGCTGTCTTGCTCCGTGTCGGCTTCATCCACTGCCGCCTTCGTTTCCGCGGTCGCTCCTACCGCCGCCGTGATTTCGGTGCTGAGGCTCTCCACCTTGAGTCGCAACGCCTCCACTTCGGGCTTCAAATCATCCGGCACCTTGAGGGCCAGTTGCTCCACGGCAGGCACGATGATGGTCATCCAGCGCATCGCCTCAGCCTGCCTCTCCGTCGCCTTCGCGTTGCTCTTTTTGGCGTCCCGTAGCTTCACGCTCGCCGCTGCAAAATGCGCCCTAGCCTCCGTTACGTGCTGGGTTACTTCCGCCTGCTTTGCCAGCAACTTGCGCGCATCCACACGCCCACCGCATCCGGTGAGAAGGACGGCGAGCAGTAATGGCAGAACGGCGAGTTTCATTTTAACGGATTGGCCTTGTTGCCAATGACTGAATCCACGGCATACACAAGCCTGTCTTGTGTGCGGATGGCCAAGGACTGTGTTTCCGCGAGCTTTCGCATTTGATCCCGCTGATCTATCATCGCCTGCTCGACCACAGACAGGCGGACATCCTGCTTGGCCTGCACTTCGCGGCTCTGCCCCCAAACAAATAGCCCGCCGCACAGCATCGAAAATGCCGTGAGCATGTGGCCGAGATTAACGGTCCCATCAAACTTGGGGCGGCGCTGTTCGTCGCGTTGTTCTTGTTGTTCGGCTTCGCTCATGGGTCACAGACTCAGTTGATCGTCACAGTGCCATCCGGGTGGCTGGTGGTTGCCGGGATCGTCGCCAGACGCGCCATGATGCGCTCCTTCAAATCATCCGGTAGCATGGAGAGCAGATACGTCACATGGGCGCGGGAGAGCGCCATGATGCCCGCTGCCTTATCCCCTTGAGCCAAGAACCTATCCGCCGCCGTGATGGTAATCAGCCCCTCGGTGGATGGCATCTGTTCATCGCGCCATAGGGCGTCGGCGGCAGCAATCCAATCGCTCGTCATCCGTTCGGCGCTGGCTCGGGCGAGGCGGGTAACGCGGGCGGCGCTCTCGGCAATGAGGGTAGCCGGGGTTTTGAGTGGGCGTGGCTCCCGTTGCTGTGGGATTTCTCGGTCGAGGATGTTGGGCATAGTCGTGTGCGGTTAGAAAAGTCCGGTGCTTAGAACGTCGAGGGGTAACTTGGGGGCCGATGCGTGCAGCCATGCAATCGGGACCAGAGGCAAAGTCGAACCGCTGACGTAGCCTGCGCTGTAACTCCCTGAGCCGGTAAAAAAGGCATTTCCGCCGACTCCCCCTGCGTTGTAGCTCCCTGCGCCACTGAACAGGCAGTTGCCAGTGATTATGGTTCCGTCCGTGCGGCTATTCGCACCACTGAATAGGCAATCTCCAGTGATGGCACCGTTGAAAGCGTAACTCCCTTCGCCGCTGAATACGCAATCACCAGTGATCTCTCCAAAACTCGCCGAATTGACACCGCTGAATACGACGCAATCGCCGATGATGTCGGCTCCGTTGTAGGCATCCGACCCAGCAAACAAGGCCGTCTGGACGGTGAGGGTGTAATCTGTTGCGCCGAGGTAAGTCGCCCCGCCGTTGCTAAGGTCAATGAACGCGAGGATGCTGCGGGGGGCGGATAGATAATTGATGGAGTTCACTGTGCCACCCCCCGGAGGGATGATGGCGACATCGTCTATGTTGTTTGGGAAGCTCGCGGATGCGACGGTTAGCGCCTCGTCGTAAAACCAATTCGCACTGTTGTCCCAATAGTCATTTGCTCCGCCTTTCCAAAAATAGGTCATGTCAGTATCCTCCTACGAGTGAAATGAGTTTCCAAGCTCCCGCGATGTGCTTGAACTTGAGAATATAAACCTTGTTCGCAAGAATGTTCTTGGGCCACGTCAGCAGCGAATCAGAGGGGATGCCAACGGTATTAGGCGTGCCAGCCAACCCATAAAAGTCTCGGTTGGACGCCTGCCCGGTCAGCCACAACTCCAACTCATCCCCTGCCGCGCCGTTGGCAATAGGGCAGGCCGTGACCGTAAATGCAGGCATGGTCGCGGACTGCCTTGGCCCGTTGTTAAAATTAACGCCTGCCGCGGCTCCTAGTGTGCCGTGTGCATAAAGGGCTCCGGTCAGCGCGACGGTGCCGGTGGCGTTGGGTAGCGTGATGGTCTTGTTGCTGCCGCTGGCGCTGCCTTGCAGGGTTGTTCGCGTGCCAGTGACGCCCAGCCCGATGCTGCCGGTGCCTCGGGTGTCGATGCTGCCGCCGCCGTTGCTGGTGGTTATACTGCCGCCTGCAACCCCGCCGCCCGCGCTGGTATTGATTGATCCGCCGCTTGCGGTTCCGGAGCCGTTCATTGTCAGGCTGCCGCCTGATCCAGACGTGCCCGGTGATGAGGCAATGTTTCCGCCTGAGCCGAGAACGCCGTCCGGCGTTGATAGATTGATGCTTCCGCCACCCCCTGAGCCAATGCCCGTGGTGGTTACGATGTTGCCTCCTATGGCCATCGCCCCCGTTCCAGTGATCGCAACACCATTGATGGTCGTCGCCGTGGCTGCGCCGATGTTGCCGTTGAAGGTGACAATACCCCCCGAGGCGTTGGGGGTGTTGCCCAGCGCCGAGATAACTCCCGCGTCGGTCGCGGTTGATTTGATGACGGTCGTGCCGTTGCCCAGAATGATCGCGTCTGCGGTAAGGGTGCCGGAGTTCGTCACCGTCCCCGCCGCCGCCGCGATGGCCGCGAGGTCGTAGGTGCCAGCGCCGAAGAGCGTGATGGTGTCGTTGACCGTGAGGGTCTTGCCGGATGCGATGGACCAGCTTCCGCTCGCGCCGGTCGGGGCCGCTCCGGAGATAAGGTAGCTCTCGGCGATCTGAAGAGTCAGGGCCGGGAGGGTCTCGATGCCGTTGGCCGAATCTCTGACTTCAAACGCAAAGAGGTTGCCGTAATTTAGTGCGGTGCGCAGCTCCTCGGAGTCGATTGTGATGGTGAACGTATAGACCCCGGCGCTGCCCGTGGGGGTCGTGGTTTGCACCAGAAAGTCCGCGTCGTGGTCGTTGAGAACCTTGATTCCCCCGGTCCACGATGGCGTGTTGGCCGGGGCGTGGGTCGCGCCGTCGCGCAGCAGCGTAAGAACGAAATCGACAGTGGTGTTGTGGCCAATCGTCAGCGGAGCATTGGCCCCCTGCTTACCGGGCCCAACCACCCAGCCCGGCTTGCTGAGGTTGAAGAAGATGGGGATGGAGATGGATGAGGGCATGGCCTTTATCAGGAGCCGGTGTCAATGGCCGGCAAAATACTCGTCCCAGCGATCCAGCACGGCCTCAAACTCCTCCGGGAAGTCGTGGCGGAAAAACTCCAGCATCTCCATGCGAGATCCGGCGTTCTTCTTCAGTCCGCAGGCGTGCATGTATCCAGAGCGGTAGTAGCCGAGCTGGTCGTTTGGGCCTCCAGGAATGAGCATCTCGCCGTCCGGGAACGCCTCCCCGAAGCTCAGCTCGCCGAGGATCGTGGAGGCGAGGTATCCGTCCGCCTTGGACAAGATCTCTCGATTCTGAGGGTGCAGCGCCACGGCCAAAGAGTCGCGGCAGGTCTTGGTTATTCGCTCGCAGTCGCTTCCTCCCATGACGCCGCTCGCAATCCCCCGTGGCAACTCTCCAATAAAGCGCGGAACCGGCAGTTTGGCGTGCATCCCTTTGATGGGCTCGCTTGGGTCGTAGAAGAACTCGCCCATGTATGGAGCCAGCCGAACGCGATCCGGAATGGGCCTGCGCAAGAAGGCGTCGTGATCCACCATGATGGCTGGCCTGCCCTGCTCCGCGAGCATGAGAAGCGCGGTGATCTTGGCAATGTCATAGACATGCGCCAGCTCGTCGGGGATTGGCGGCATGTGGAGAATCTCGTCGTATGGCAGCTTCAGTCCCTCCACAAGAACGTCGATGCCAAGCCTGTCGGCTATCAGCACGGTCCTCATCTCGGATCTCTTGGCGTAGAGCATCGAGGCGGCCCACATCCGGCAGTAGCTCGGTGAGAGCGGCGGGGATTTGTAGTTCCAGCAGAAGAGGGCTACGGGGCTCAAAATCCACCTCCAGAGCTTCCTGATCCGGTAATGATTCCGGATTCCACAATGGCCTCGACCCCGATGTAGTAAAGTTCGCCGCAGGAGTCGAACTTCTTCTCCCGCGTGAACATCCTCTGGGTAAATGTTCCATCTCCGTTGTCCTGAACCCAGACGCGCACTTCTGATGGGATGATTACCCCATCGGTGCCCACTGGAGGAGACGACCTGCTCCATGTTTGAGTGCTGGCGGTTCCTGTGGTGAGAACCTCCATGGTGTGCGGAGTGACATGGGTGCATGCCTCCGGCACCTCATTAGCGAAGAGCACCTCCGCGCCAACCGAAACAAGCTCACCCAGCGTGTCGAATACTGGCTTCCGGATGAAGGTCTTTTTCCCGTATGTGTCCGAGTATTCACGGATCAGCACAAGTGAAACCCCGAAGGATCGGCGGTCTGTGGCGGCGCTGGTGCTACCGGGGATCAGGGGCGGGCGGTCCCGGTGCCATGTGTCCGTGGCTGCTGTGCCGCCCCAGACGGCTTCGCTTCCGGTCCATCCGGGTCCCTTGTTGTCCCAGCCACCGTATTTCACCGGGTTCGATGAGTAGCCGGTGCTGCCCTGGAGGGTGCTGCCGAGGATGTAAGGATCGTCCCCGTTGCCCGTGGCCAGGGAGCCATCGGCGCTGAACCGATGCTCGGTGATGCTGAGTCGCACCAACTGATGGAGGATCTCCTGAATGGCGTTGATCCGGCCGGCGGTGAGGACCGTCTTGGGGTCCTGGCCGGCCGTGACGGTCGTGAGCTTGGGCAGCAGTTGGGCGACGGAGGGGAGCATCAGCTTGAGAACTGCCTATAGACATCCGTGTTCCAGCCGCGCCGGCCGGACAGCTCCCACTCCAGGGTGTTGGCATAGATCTTCCCGCGCTGGGTGGAGTTCACCCCGCGGTTGAACCAGTTGCGGTTCTCGTCGAAGAAGGCCGAGTAGGGATTGCCCTCATCCGGAACGCTGATGTTGGCCACGTCCCTGATCTGGTTCTCCGGCACCGAATCGAATGTGAACCACGTCTTGCGCAGCGTGACACAGACATCGTAGTAGCTCTCCATGCCGGCGAATGGGTTCAGCACCCACTGCTCGGGACCAAAGTTCACTGTGTCTTGCACGAGGGTCTGGAACCTGCGGAAGGTGTGCCCTGCGTTGGTGGTTGGCCTGGTCGGGGCGTCCGGCGTGACCTCTCTCTGGCTCTTGTGATCGAACCAGATGGCCCCGTTTTTAACGTCGGCCGCGGCATCCATGGGATAGCCGGCGAACGCACGGAAGTTTGGATGAGTGGCGATCGGCTCCTCCCGCGTGCCGCAGACCAGCTCCCAGACCGGCGTGGTGCCGTCCGGATACAGCTCCGGGTCCAGTCCGATGAAGTTGGCCGAGCAGTAGGCGTATGGACCCTTCAGCGACACCTTCTTTGTCTCGATGAAGAGGTGCTGGAAGATGGGGTGGAAGTCTCCGATCTTCGGGAGGTTCTGGTAGTTGGAGGCGTAGGTGCGAAAGAGGGCGGTGCAGGTGTCCAGCGCGAAGCGGTCGGTAACGATCTCACCGGGGTCCTCCAGACCGATCTCCACTCCGGGTCCGTGGTAGTCCAGTTGAGATGAGGGGCCGCCTCCGAGAACAACTTTGCTTTGAGGAATGGCGATGGGCATGGCGTTATTCGGGTATTCCGGCTTTGATGTTCTTGATCTCGGTGAGAATCTGCTCCATGCGCGTCGAGACCTCAAGGTGTCTCTGTGCCACGCTGAGTAGGTCGTTCTGCACCTCCTCCACCCCTCCGCCTCCTCCGACCCTGGCCATGCTGCTCACTGCGGCTGCGGCGTCCGCGGCCATGTTGCCCTGGCGCTGTTGCAGGGAGATGGAGTTGTGAAGCTCGGCTCCGGCCAGGGTCTTGGCCTCGGCTGCCCCGAGGCCCCCGGCCTCCAGTTCGAGCGCCCTTTTGGCGGAGGCGGCGGCAAGCCTGATGGTGTCTGCCTCATCGAAGTTACCCTGCACCTCGGCGGTCTGTCCTTGCAGGCCCGTGCGGGCGTCCTGTCTGGTGAGCCCGGCGTTGATCTCGCTGATCCGGCGCTCCTCTTCCCTCTGCTTATTCGCCTGCTTGTTGGCGAGGATCTCCTCCGGGGTCGCGTTCTTTTGGGCCAGCTCCAGCCGGGTTCTGGCTGCGGCCTGCATTTCCATGAGTTTCCCGCCGTCCATCCCGATATAGCCACCGCCCACGGCCTCGCCGAGCTTCATATCGAGTTTTTGCTTTCTAAGGGCCTCGCCTCTGCCAGCGTCATTGGGAATGCCTCTCCCTTTGGCCTCTTGGTAGTTTCTGGCGGCTGTGATCGCGTCCAACTCGGCCTGCGCCGCCATGGTCTCGGACCCGCTTCCGCTCATTATCCTCTGCCGCTCCTTGGCCCTGTTTGCCATGGCGTCCCTTGTGATTTTGATGCCCTGTTTTAGCTCCTTCCTTTCCCTGACTGTCTCCATGTTCTTTTCCAGCCGATCCATGTAGCCGCCATCCATTGCAGTGTCTGCCGTTCCCTTGGCGTAGGATGCAGCAAGGCGAGCCTCGGCCTCCTTGAGATAGTTGGCGGCCGCCTGATCTTCAACCCCCAATTTTCCGAGTGCCTCGCTGGTCCTGCTCTGGGCGTCCACGTCTGCCGCTCCCCTGCTCGCTAGCGCTCCGGTCCTTGCTATCTCCTCGGCCAACATGACGCGCTGCTGCTCGGGCGTGGCCCGGCTCAGCCTGTTCTCGAAGTCCTGCCTCCTGCTCTGCTCAGTCAGATCCCGTTGCAGGGTGTCTGATCGCCTGTCCTTTTCCACTGGAGCGCGCTTGGTGCGCTCCACAGCGGCCTGCGCTGTGGCGGCCTGCGCCTTGGCTTGATTGGACTTTTTCTCATCGGTCCCAGTCATCCACCCGATGAGCGACCTCTCTTCCTGAACCTCTCTGTATTTCCTTCTCGCCTCAGCGGCGGCGTCTATCGCCGTAGCGAGGACGTTGTATTTGTCCGCCAGAGTATTGATCGCGCTGATCTGCGCGTTCATGGCGTTGTTGGCCCTGGTGTTCTCCGCGGCAAATCTGGCCAGCTCTTTGTTCGCCTCCTTGACCGAGTTGTAGAGCCCGACAAGACCAATGATGACAGCTCCGATGACGGCCGCCCCGGCCAGAACACCGCTCCAGCTCAAGCCTGTTTTCAAAGCGTTGATTCCACCCAGAGCCACTCGCGCGGACTTGTTGGCTCCAAGAAGCCCGAAGCTCATGGCTTCCACCCCCTTGCCAAAGGTTAGCGCACTGCGATGCGAAAGCGCCATGCTGCCACCGAGGTTCTTGAACCAGTTGCCGAGCTTGATCGCGGAGATGGCGCTGATGATCGGGATGACGACTGCGAGCGCTGTCCCAAAGCCCTCGATGGCGTCGCGGCCAATCTTGCTGGTGGCGACGGTCTGGACCATGCTCGCCTTGAAGGTGGACACCCCTCCGTAGATCGCATGGTAGGTCTTGGCCAGCCGGTTGACCACCGGGACCATGGCTTCCATGGCCTTGGTCATCTTCTTGGTGTTCTCGATCTCCGCCTGCTCGAAAGGCTTGGCCAGCCCCTTGGCCATCTTCTCCTGCACCCGAGCGTACTCCTCCTTCACCTTCTTCAGGGCGTTGGAGAACTGACCCAGCTCACCGACTAGGGATTTGACCATCTTGCTCATCCCGCCGAAGGCCGCGGTGCCCATGAGCATGAGTCCCGGCTTCATCAGCACGATTTCTTTCAGGAGCTTCAGGACCGCTTTGAGGTGGCTCTCGCCCGATGCCAGGTCCGCTACGAATCCGGCCCCGAGAATCCCCTTGCCGAGGGCACCCTTGGTGTTGTCCCCGGCCTGCTGTTTCATCCAGTCTGTGAAAGCGCTCATCAGTTAAATTGGTACTCCTTCGGCAGTTGCTCGCGCCACGCTTTCTCGTCCGGGGTGGTGATGCTGATGTCGAGTCCTTTGTCCCGCAGCCACGCGATGTAGTAGTGGTTGGCCAGCCCGATGGGCATCTCCCATGCCCGGCGCTCCGGGATGCCCATGAGGATCAGTCCGGTGACTTTCTCGAACTCGTCGGTGAAAGTGCCTCTGGGGACTCGCGGCTGGCTCGGGGCGCTCCCGGTGTCCGGTTTGTGGACACAGTATTCCGGGTTCTGAAGGTAGTCGCCGCAGTGGATCATGAATTTCTCGATCTGGCCTTGCAGCATCCTCTGGAGCGCGTTGAGGTCGCCTTTGGCTGTCCTGCCCTTCCACGAGAATAAAAGACGCGCCACGGCCCAGCAGTGCAGCAGGAATGGCCGGATGGCGGGCTTGTTGGTCTTGCTGACGCCGAAGGGCAGCTCGCAGATGGCCACGGCCACCCGCAGATCCCGCATGGTGGCTTCCCCGGCCCTGATAAAGGGGCTGTCGATGGCCCGGAGCAGGAGGCGGTGCCAGAGCGAGAACTGGCGGAGGCGGCGTCCGAGTATCCGGGTTCCCGACCATCCCGGTGTGTCCGAGTTGTCGATCAACGCCGCACTGAGGTTGGTGTCGATCGTCATCAGCATGGAACGGCTCCCATGGCCGTTGAAGTTATGCCTTGGAGACCCCGGAAATCACAATCTGGAAGTTCACAACCCCATCAGTGGCCGCTTTCACAATGCCAACAGAGGTCACGAAATCCACCGCTCCGCCAGCATCCAGATCGGTCCAGGCATCGACGAGTCCGCCTGCGGTTGCGTCGTCGATATACAACGTCTCGCCAGCGGCCAAAGCTGCGGTGGTTCCTAGCTTGAGCGCTGGATCAGAGGTGACATACCGCACAACCTGTCCGGGACCACCGCCATTGAGGGTCATGCCCACTGCCGCAGCCGCCAATGCGCTGGTGGCAATGCACTTGAGAAGGGTTCCGTCCGTGTGGAGATACACCATCACTCCGGCTGTTACCGTGACTCCGACTCCGAGTGTTCCGGTGCGAATTGAGGCCCCTGTGCTTGGGAAGACCTCTGCTGGTGTGATGGATACGGCTGCCATATTTTAGAAGGGTGACTTTGTTGAGGTTAAGATTCGATCAGGGGGTAGCTGGACGCGGAGATTGAAACTTCCACGAAATTGCCCTTGGGGCGCGGATCGCTGATCTTCGTGATGAAGAAGAAGCGACCCAGGAAGCTGAAGGTGTTGTCGATCGTGAGAGGGTTGAAGGCGTCTGCGATGTAGCCGACAAACTCGCACGCCATCATCTTGTTGGCTTTCTTGCTGATGGCCACAGCCTCCACATGGCCCTCACCGTTGGTGGCGGTGACGAAAATTTCCGGGGTGCGGTCCATGCTCGCCACGCTGCGCGCGGTGAAGTTGGCGATGCTGGGAGCGTCGGCGGCGGCGAACCCAAAGACGTATTGTGCTCCTTGGATGTCTGTATTGATGGGCATAGAGGTTGTCTAAATTCAATCTGTCAACCGGACACCCCGACCGTGAAGTGGATCACGTCGGCGTGGGCGCTGTCCCCCTTGCCCTCGTAGTCCGAGTTCGAGAGGTTGGTGATGTCGATCCCATGGAAGATGAAGTCGGACTCCCGCGTGGAGGAAAGCGCTCCCAGCACCTTATACACATCCCTCACCATCTGGGCGTGGTCCTCGCTTTCGGTCTCGTCGATGTGGCTGATGATCTGCGCGGTTCCGGGGATCAGGAACGTGGATTCCTGCACGAGGGTCTTCTCGGCGGTCCCCATGAGGATCACCACGTAGGGCGGCTCGATAGGCTCCTCGTTGAGCCCGAAGCCCGTGAAGGGCAGGAAGGTGATGTCCGGCAAGGCCAGCCGCATCCGGTCGCACAGGTGGACCTCGCAGGCCCGGTTGATGTCGGCTCCCATATCAGATGATCGGACCTGTCTTCAGGATCTTGGTGTCGTCACCCTCGTCCACGATGGCGATGACCCGCATCCGCTTGCCGCGCACCACCAGCTTGGTGCCCTCGACGATGCCGGCGGTGGCGATGACGGTGGTTTTCACATAGATGTCCACGGTGACATCGGCTGCCGTGCCGCCCGGCGTGGCGCGCTGGGAATACTCCACGTCGTCGATGTTGATCGCGCTGTAGGTCCCCGGATTGCCCAGGGCGGCTGCATTGCCCTTGGGGAGGGCTACCTCGAAGGTCTCGCCCGCTATGACCCCGAAGGCGGTGTTGGCGAGGTTGAGGGCTGTGGTGAACGTGGACACGTCTCAGGGATAGGTGTCAATGCAAAAGGCCCGAACCATTGCTGGTCCGGGCCATTTGTTAATTTCAGTCAGCTCTTAGCTGACGTTCTTGAGAAGTTGGCAGGCGTCGGTCAAGAGGATCTTGTTGGTGCGGTTGCTGCGGACGCGGAGCTTGCTGCCGCGGCGAGCTTCGTCGCGGTACGACTCCGATGTGAAGAGGCCGCCGGGGCTGTCGGCGCTCCAAACGATCGTGCGACCCAGGCCGCCGTTCATGAAGTCGCCAGCGCCGGTCTTGACGAGCGCGGCGTAGGTGTTTCCCCAAACCGAGGCCAGGGACACATCCTTGCCCTTCAGAGCGACGTTCACGCTCTTCTCGGCCACCAGCACCCGCTTGAGGCGGAAGGCGGCGGCGACGTTGCTCTCGACGATTGCCGATCCGCCGGCATTGGTGTTGAGCGTGCCATAGATGTAGGTCGAGAGGTAGGTGTTGCGCCTCCAGAGATTCCAGTTGGTCAGCGAAAGAACAAGGGTGTCCGGTCGTTCGCCGCGCAGTGTCATCGCCTCGATGGCCGTGTTGACCTGCGCCGGGATGTTTGAGGCGGTGGCTGCTGTCTCGGGAGTGGTGGACCAACCGGTGGCGGTGGCCGCGGTGATGTTGCCGCTGAACGTCGTTGCGTTCATCAGGGCTGCCGCGCACTCCATCTCGTAGTCGAGCATGAGGGCGTTGGCGAGCAGCTTGCCTGTCACCATCTCCGCATCGAAGAAGTTCGCCATGCGAGTGGCAACCACATCGTCCACGCGCTCTTCGAGGCCGTATTCCTCGGTGAAGTACGAGCCCCAGGTGAACTTGCGGTCGAGTTCGTTGTAGGTGCCGGTTTCGTTGCGCTTGGTGACGCTGTTGAACACCGTGCTGCTGGTAGGGGATCGCCCGGCGTTGAGCAGCTCCGCTTCCTTCTTCGGGAAGATCGGGTAGCGGCCCGTCTCGGTGTCGGACGGATAGATCGGGAAGATCTCCTGCCCGATGTAACCGGCCTCCTGGCCAACCGCTTCCATGAGGAGCGTGCTGATCTCGGGCCGGGGCGTTGAGTCTGCTGTATTGTAGGGCATGGCTTTTTAGTGGGTGAGTGGTGTCCTGTTGTGGTTAGAGGAAGAGAGCGCGGATTTGTGCGTCAGTGCTGGTGCCGGGAGCGGCGTCGAAGGCGAGGACGATGCGGCCACTGGCGTCGCCGACGTTCTGGATGACCGCCCCGGTGTTGTTGGTCGTCCATGTGACCAGGGCTGATCCCTTGGTGGCCGAAAGCGTGAAGGTGTCCGCGGACGGGACTGTGGAGACCACGTAGAGCGCTCCGGCGGTAAGTCCTGCCGTAGTGCCCGTGAAGGATACCATCCGGATGCGATCGCCGACATTCAGGCCGTGAGCGACCAGGGTGAAGACGCCCGTGGCCGCAACACCAGAGGTCACGGCGATGGTGGACTTGCGGACGTAGCGGCCAGATGCAGCCGCCTCCAGCTCGTCGCCCGTGGCGATGTCGGTCGTGTTGGTTCCGATGGTGATCTCATGGATGCCGTTGCCGCCCCAGAGCTTCACCGCTGCCGAGCGGCCAATCACCGTGTCGCCGACGTTGGCCGCGGCACTGTTGCCACGGATCATCGTGCCGATCGCGAGGTCCTGCGTGCCAGCCAGGGCAATGCCGGTGCTGGTGAGTTTTACCGCCACATGGCTGTGGGCGGAGAGGTCGGCGCTGACCGGAATTGAGATGATAGGATTGTCGTTCATGGTTCGAGGATTTGGAGAGTTGGTCGCTTAGGCGTGGATGGTCCGGGACTGCACCCAATCGGCGTGCAGGGCGGGGCCGTTGGGCTCCTTCATGGCGAATAGGATGGCCTGGCCGGGAGTGCATTTCTTCTCGGCTTCGATGGCCTTCAGGCGGGCCTGGAAGGGGTGGAGTTCGCCGCTGTTCGCGTGGAAGAGGCGGATGCCGTTGTCCACGCCGGCCTTGACCGGGCGGGTGCCCGTGCGGACGTGGAGTTCGAGGGCCTCGATCTGGGCCACGGCCCGTGCGGAGAACTCCTGGAGTTCCCGGTTCTGGTTGGCCAGGGCGATGAATTTCGCCTCAACCTTGCCGGCCTCCTGCGCTTCCGCAAAATTGATTTCGGCCTGCTCCTTGGCGTTGAACTTCGCTTTGAGCTGGATCAGCTCCCGCTGGAGAGCGGCGAACTGTGCGCTGCCTGCGCCCGCTGCGGCACCTGCGCCGGACATCTCAGCGCCAGCGGACTGGCCCTGCTCGCCCTGGTATCCGCCCTGCTCGCCGCCGTATTGCTCGCCGCCCTGCTCCTGGCCCTGCTGTTCGCCACCGAGGTTCGCGTTGTATTCGCCGACTGCGGCATCTACTTCATCGCGGGTGATCCCGTTGGCCGCCAGCTCCTCGTCGCTCATTGCGTTGAGCTGCGAGAGCTGGTCGAAGAGTTCGTTGTCACCGGGCTCTTCCTGCTGACCCTGCGACTGGAAAGCCTCGGCCACTTCGGCTTTGAAGGCGTCGTGTTCAGCGCGCATGGAGCGCACCTCGTTGAGGATGTCTTGGAGCGAGGGCTCGGCGTTTTGATTGTTGGGATCGGCCATAAAAGTAAGTGGTTTGCGAGTTACGGAAAAGTTCCGAGTGTCAACCGAATTGGATTTCGCCAGCGCGATGATCTGCCGCTTTAGGTCGGCGGAAGTGGGTCCTTCTTTCGAGGAGAACAGCCCGCCCTTGTTGGCCGCGGCACGCTTCACCACGTCGCAGCTCATCACCTGCTCAGCCCGCGCGCACTGCCTGCCGTTGACCGTCGTGCCCTTGGGATCACCCTTGAAGCTGAAGCTGAGTCCGAAGGTCTTGGGTTGCTTGCGCGCACGCTCCAGCATGGTCGGCGTTTCCTTGTGGGTCTCCAGCAGCACCCAGTCCGCGCGCAGCTTGTTGCCATCCACCCGGAAGTTCTGGAGCCATCCATTCACGTCCTCGACCTTCCCCTCGTGATTGATCGTCACTGGCACCTGCCCCATGGACTTCGAGAGGTCGTGGAGCTGGGTCAGGGTGGTCTTGTCCACGAACAAGGAGTGCCCTTCGGCCTCGCACTCGCTGGTGATGCAGCTCACTCCACGGATGGTGAAGTTCTGCTCATCGACGACGCCGGTATCCCCGGCGAAGAGTTCGGGGCTGTTGCTGCGAAAACGAATAGTGGCGAGCTGGGACATAATGCCCTAGCCCGCCATGTCAATCCGACTGCAAACTTGCAGCTCTACCGCTTCAGCTTCGCCATGAGTTTCTTCACCGCGCTCTGCTCCTCTTCCGGCTCGGCCTGCTGCTGCGGCTGGGTCTGCATCGGCTTTTGGTAAGCCACTGCAATCGAGTTCGGATCAATCATGTTCCCGTTGGCGTCGGTGAACTGGCCCTGCTGGTCGCGGGGGCGGGGGTCGGTGCCGAAGAGGATGGTGTTCAGTTCATCGGCTGCGCTGAGCTGCTGTGGCTTGATGTATCCGCGCGCAATCAGTTCGCGGGCATATTGCCGCAGGCGCTCTTTCTTCTCGCCTTCTTTCTTTCCCATGTGGTGCCCGGCCACCCCGGCTACGATTGGGCCGCCAATAACGCCGGCTCCAAGTAAGGCTGCTCCGGGTCCGGTCAGCTTGCCAACATCGCGAGCGCCAATGTATCCGAAGAGGATGGTATCAAGCTGTTCACGGGCGCTCATATTGAAAAGCGCCCGGCTCTTCCTGGCCTTCTCGAAGAAGTCCTCCAGCTTCATCCCCTTCTTGGCCGCCAGGGTGCTCTTGGTGGTCATGTCGTTCACCAGCTTGAGTGGTCCCATCCGGCCGGCTGGTTTCAGGGTGAGGGCCTTGTAGGTGTTGATGTCCTGGCGGAGGCCGAGCTGGATGAGGTCGAGTTCGTCCGCGGCGGACATCCGCACCTTGCCCTTGGCGAGGAGGTGGGGCTGCTTCTCCTCATACTTGGACCGGATGATATTGTGGTCGGCGCGAGATCTGTCGATGAGATACCCGATTGGCAGGCCGATTGGGCCGCCGAGGACCGTTCCGATGTAGCGACCGGAGGCCCGATTGAAGTGCGCTCCGATGCCCTTCTCTTTTCTCACGCCCTCCTCGGTGTTGATGTAGCCGCCGGCCAGCTCGATCAGCTCTTCGCGGGCGGACATCTCAAACCTGTCGTCCTTCTTCTTCGCCATGGAATACAGCGCGCCAGCTCCGGCGAGTGCAGCTCCGACGCCGGCCCCGATCCTCACCTTGCGAGAGCTTGCGATCTGCGCGGCCTTGTCCCTGGCCCTGCCGTAGGCCCCCTTGGTGAAATCCTTGGTCGCCTTCACGGCCTTCCTGCGCACCGCTCCGTAGCCTCCGCGCGCCATGATCTCCTGATGGGTCAGGTAGGCCCCGCCAACGCCTGCGACAGCGCCGGCCGAGGTGGCTGCGGAGCTGAGGAAGTCGCTGGTGTAGCCAAGTTCGATGATGGAATGGAGTTCATCTCTGGCGGACATGAGCCTGAGTCGGTTGGGGATGCCTTGGGCTTGCTTGATTCCCTCGGGAAGGTGATCGACGACCTCGACGCGGCCCTTGGTGGCCCTGGCCATGGTCTCGTTCACAAAATCCTTGGTTGAATTAGCCGCTCTACGCGATGCCGCTCCGGCCCTGCGTGCGCCACGAAGCATTGATCCGCCCTTAAACAAGATGCCGAGCCCGGCGGCTCCAGCGGCCATGGCTGGGGCAGCGCCAAGCGCTTGGGCGCTGTGTTTCCTGCCTTGCTCCTCCAGTGCGTTGATCCTGTCCCCGAGGGCGTATCGAGCTGCCGTGGTCCCGATGGCCCCGACGCCAGCGCCGATGGCTGCCGCCCTCTTGCTGCCGCCTAGAAGCAGCCCGGACATGGCTCCGCCGGCTGCCCCATACATTGGAGACGCCATGTAGCTTTGGACCCGCCGGACTCCAGCTAGTCCGTCTTGGTCGAACTGGATGATCTCCTGAAGCTCGTCCCTTGCGGAAAGCTCACGCGGCCTCAGAGCGCGGCGGATGTTGTTCCCTGCGGCCCCGGCATAGCTCCCGAAGCTGCCTGCTGCCGCCCGGAGTCCGCCGGGTTGGGTGAGGGTTCCGCGAAGTGTGGCGTGGCCCTCAAGACCGAGCTGCGGAAGATGTCCGAGAACGGTTCCTGCGACCCGCTTTCCGGTCCCGACGTTCGATCCTGCGAGCTTTGCGGCTGCTGCGCTGGCCGCATTGGCTCCAGCGAATACCGCGGTCGCGGAATGCTCCACTGCCTCCTCTGGCAGACCTGCGCGCTTGGCGAGGTCTTTGATCATCCTTGCCTGTGCGGCATGAGTGCCCTCGTGGGCTGCCACCGCTGCGCGCGGGGAGGTCTGGATGGTGTCGGTGGATGGGTTGTAGTGGCTGCCGGGATTTTGGGCTTTCTGCACTCCCGACATCGGCCCAGCTTCAACGCGCCCAACATGGGTGACGGTCGTTCGTCCGGCCATGGTTGGATCACCCGCGGCCCTCGCGGCGATGGCCTTGGCTTTTCCGACGCTGATCCGCTCGCCGCCGGTCAGGGCCATCTCAAGTTTGGCCTTGAGTTTGCCGATCTTCCCGAGTCCCTTGTTGATCTGTGAGTGCGAAAACATTTTTGAAGAAGGTTGGGTCTGCTTTACTACTTCTGTGTCATCCTGTCAGTATGCTCCTGCTGTTTGGGGCATGGAAGGTATCACGCGCCCTCGGATGGTTTTGATGGGCTGGTAGCGGCTGACCGCGGGACGCAATGTGGAGCCGGCGTCGCGGGCGATATTGAGTGATGGAGACACCAGTAGGTCTTGCAGGTGGCGGCCGACACCTTCCTGAGCGCCGTGCTCCGCCCCTTTCCTCATCTGTGCCGTCATTGCCCTCTTGCCGATGGCGCTGTTGCCGATCAGGGTTCGGGCTGCATTCACAACCGGAAGGACCGGATCGACCAAGGCTGCGCCGGCTCCACCGACTGCTCCTCCGGCGATGCGTGCGCCCGCGGATTGGCCCGTCGATCGCGGCAGCCAGGAGATGAGTCTGTCGGCGAACTTGGATCGCTTCCCGGTGGCGATCTCGCTCAGGCCGGCTCCCAGCTTTCCGGTTACGCCCTCTTTGGCGAGCGCCAGGGACTTGCGGGCGATGCGGTTGCTCTTGAGTCCGGCGTCGTATAGGTGGCCAAGTTCAGGCCCGGCCATGACATCCACAGCCCCGCGAATCGCCGGGTGGATCGCTTTGCCTGTTTTGGCGTGGCGAACTCCGGACTGGAAGACGCTCGATCCTACTCGTTGCTGCCACCCGCCTGGAGTCAGCATTTTCCTGAAGAGATGATTCGATCCGATGTGCGCAGCGGCTCCGGCCAGCATCCCTGTGATGAGGCTGAACTGGATGGTATCGTCTTTCTCCCGAAAGCGATCGAGGATCTCCTGAAGCTCGTCGCGTGCTCCCATGGCTCAGAGGTTGATCAGCGCGTCGAGGCGGGCGTTGAGCTGCACGAGCTGGGAGTGGCGGGCGGAGAGGCCGACCATTTTCGACCTGCCCTTGGTGACGGATCGCGCCGCGCCCCGGAGGCCGCGGAGGATGGACGCCAGCCTGCCCTCGCCTGCGTAGGCTGCCCGGTCAGCGCCCTTGGTGAAGGCTTGCCCGACGCCGCTGTTGGTGATGGTATCCTTCACGGTGCCGGCGTATCCCGCTGCGCGGCCGTAACCCTTGCTGATGGTATCCGCCACACCCATCGTGCCTCCTCGCACTGGTCCGGAGACTCCGCGACCAGCCGCGTAGAGCCCGCCTGCTGTGCCGGCTCCCAGTACGCCAGCCCCGATGGCCGTGTTACGCAGTCCGTGGCTTTCCTCCTCGTCATACGGATGCTGGAAGTTGATCTGGTCGATCTTGGCGTTCAGGGCGATGAGGCGGTGTAGTTTCATTGGCGAGGTTGGTTCTATGAATTGAGGATGGTGTCAAGGCGGGCGGAGAGACTGGTGCCGGCTTTCTTGCCCAGTCCGGCAAATGCCTCCGGGGCGAACTTGCGGCCGATGTAGGCGGTGCCGATGACTGCTGCTCCCAGCTTGGCGGCGTTGATCATCCCCTTGTTCTCCTCCCGCTCATACCAGCGCTTGGGGCGGCGGTTGCGCTTGATCACGCCGGGGCGGTTGCGGACCCAGTGCTCCCATTGGTCGGGATACTGGGTGTTCTCGTCGAGCTGGATGAGCTTCGCGCCGGAGGATAGCAGGCGGTCCGTGAGCTTCTTGGCCTCCTCGGCGATCTCGGCCTCCCGCTCCGTGCGACCGAGCTGACCGGGAGTGGCGGAGCGGACAGTCTTGAGGGCCTCCGGTGACATCCCGGCGGCGGCCTCATTGAGGGCTTCCTGCTTCTGCTGCGAGGTCATGTGCGGGAAGGGCGTGACCTTGGATGTCTCGGCTGCCTTGGTGGCTGCCCCGACGTTCTTCGAGTCCACCCATTTGTTCACTTTCCCAACGATCCCACCAGCGACTCCGGATGCCTCGTTGCCGGCGTTCTGTGCGGTCTTGGGAAAGAAGCTGCGCACCTTGTCGTAGGCTTCCGCCACGGGCTTGGGGACTGACTTGCGGATGGCTGACTGGACCTCCCCTTTGTTCCATCGGTTCTGGAATCCACGCATGGCAGAGTCGCCAGCGAAGCCCGCCTTGCCGCGCATGATCTTTCCTGCGGCCAGGAGGGAGCCTCCGGTGATTCCGATCGCGATCAGATTCTTCGCCCACGGCTTCTCCCACTCCCTCTTGCGCGGGCGTCCACGGGTGTCCACGGCCTTCTCTCCGCGCAGGGTGCCGCCGATGTCCTTCAGGACTCCGGTGCCCCGGCGGTAGGCTTGCTGAATGTCCTGTCCGCGGCGGCTGTAGTTGACCTTGATCTCCTTGCCGGTGGCGGTCTCGCCTCCGATCCAGCGGCGGCTGTCGAAGTAGTCGAAGTTGATCACGGGCTGGCGGGCGCTGAAGAGCCTGCTGGCCCCGTAGAGCCCGAGTCCGGCGATGCCGAGCCCTGCTGCCCGGCGGCCCATCTTGGAGGCGGCCAGCTTGGCGCTCACGAGCTTGTCGTAGCCGCGCTTGCCGGTGAGTCCGATGGCCCCAATGGCGGCGGCTTTCCACGGCATACCCTCAGCCTGCTTGGCTCCACGGGAGCGGTCCCCGTAGATGTCCTTGGTCCCCGCGGTGGAGGCGCGCACCCCGATGGCGGTAGCTGCTCCGGCCCCGGCCCCGATGAGCGCACGGGCCTTGGCTGGCATGGTCCCGCGAAGGGCGGCTCCGAGTCCGGCTCCGGCTACAGTCGAGCGGAGGATGTTTGCGTCCCGGCGGTCGAGGTCCTCGTCCTGGATCTTCTTGCGGTAGCGGTCGGCGGCCAGCTTTCCGGTGAGTGGGACCTCGGCGAAGCGGATGGGAATGAGGCGCGAGGACATGCGTTGATCTTCCTTTGCCTTCTTCCTTCGGTTCTCCATGTATTTTCTAAAACCATAGACGCCTCCGATGACTCCGAGGCTGGCTGCACCGACGCCGATCATTGCTTTGTGTGTGCCGCGACTGGCATTCGCATCCGCCTCGTCAATCTGCTTTCCGAGCTTCTGTCTTGCAGCGTCTCCGCGCTCCTTCATTACGCGCAGTTCATCAAGATCGCGCTTGATTGCATCCCGCTGCTTTAGGACTGGCCTGATCTTTCTGACGACCTCCGCGACAATCTTCTGATCATGCCCGCCCCCTTGCGCGACAGCCCTTTTGAATGTGCCCGAAAGCCGGTCTCCGAGACCTCTCTCCATGGCTGTGCCCTCCGCCAAAACCTTGGCGGCGTAATTTCCCCTAGCAAAGTAAATGGCGCTGGCTCGCGAGGACATGCGTTTGGTCTTTCCTCCATGCAGGGCGTCAACCGCGCTGCCCTCGTCCACGCCCTGATAGACACCGTAGCCCCCGCCGCCGATGGCTCCGATGGCCGCTGCGCCAGCGGGTCCGGATCGGTTGGCCCAGGTGATCGGCCGCCAGTCAGCGTGCTTCGTCATAAAGGCGCGGCCCTTGGCGGTCTTGAGAGCCAGTAGCCCGGCGGCTCCGCCGGCTACGGCTCCACCGATTCCTCCGCCGAGCGCCGCCCGCTTGGTGTAGGCGGCCCGCTCGCCGGGCTTTGGATTGCCGCTGATGGCGTTGCCGATGAGGACTGATCCGGCGGCCAGTCCGGCGAGGGTTCCGCCTACTTTGCCGGCGATCTTGAGGGTTGGGCCGACTCTTGATCCTACCTTCAGGGCGGTTGGGATTCCGGCCACAAGTGCTCCGGTGGCTCCCGCGGAAAGTCCGGCCACGATGGATGGATGGAGATGCTTCTTCTCAGCGAAGTGAATCGAGTTGCCCTTGGCGGCGAGCTTGCGCTGATAGATGTCACTGCGCCTGGGCGCGGGTTGCTTGACGGGCCATGCTGCGGGCTTATTTCCGATCCAGAGCGGGCGGGCCTTGATGACCTTCTCCACGTTATGACCGATGGCTGCCCCGGCGAGTCCTGTGCCGGGGGTGACGCCGCCTCCGGCTACTACTCCGGTGACGTAGCCCACCTTGGCTCCCGTGGAGAGTCCCTTGAACTTGGCGAGCAGCTTCTTCACGAGGCTGGGCTCGGCGGGGCGCGAGGTCTGGATGAAGTTGGAGAACTTGCTGGAGAACTCGGTGGCGTATTCCGGACGGCGGGAAGCGTATCCCCCTGCTCCGCCGATGGCGAGACCGGAGCCGATGCCGATGGCGATCTTCTTGCGGGCACCTCTGCGGATACCGGCGATCTCCTCGGCTTTCTTGGCGTTGGTTTCCCCAATGAAGCTCTCGCGGGCGATGGCGTATTCGTTGCGCTGCTTCTCACGCAGGGCTTTCTCGGAGGCGCGGACGCCCGCTGTTTCCATCCTGGCCTTGGCGATCTCAACTTCAGCGGCGTGGCCTGCCGCTTTGTCTCCAGCTCTCTCGCTGACGATTCCGTTGTACATGCGCGCCTTCTCGCTGGCGGCTTTGCGGGTCTCCCAGTCGTGGCTGATCTTGATGTCCGGCTTCTTCCGCTCGGCATCCCGGCGCAGGACGATGCGCTCGTGGCGCTCAAGTCCCGGATTGGAGATGCGTGGCGCGGCCTTGCGGTCTTGCTTGATGAAGCGCGCCAGTTCTCTTCGGGCGTAATCCATGGTGTCCATGACCGGCGCTCCGGATGCCTGTGCTTTCTCCCAAATCCTTTTGGCGTACGGGTTGTTGGGGAGCTTCCAGTTCTTCGCGCTGACTCCAAAACGGATCAGGCGCAGTCGCGATGCCATGAGCCGTTTCTGCGGCTCGTCCTTTTTCTTCAGGAGCCTGTTGGCGAGGTATCCGGCTCCGAGAATGCCGGCTCCGATGCCGATTTTTTGCAGGGTTCCAGTGCCGGGGTTGGGCGGGTATTTCCGCACGCGCGGGCGCTGGCTGATACCCTCGAAGAGTTCGCCCGAGTTGATGATGCGGCGCTTGATGATCCGCTCGGCTTTCTCTCCTCCGGCGGATTGCAGGAGTCCGAGGCGGGCCTGGGTGCGGTCGAAGCGGGCGCGCAGCTTCTCGGGGTCGGTCTCCTTGGACCAGATGGCGGATGCGGTGGTGTCCTTGACGGCTGCCTTGATCGGGTTCTCGGATGGCGTGGCGAATCCTCCCTGCGGGGCCGGCTTGTTCTTGATCGGCGCGAGGATGTTCTCGGCCTTGGCGAGCCGCTCGGCGTCATCCAGTCCATCGGTCGGGATGTTCTTCAGAGCCCGCTTCTCCAGTGCCCCGGTGTACCATGCGGCACGCTTCTTCCAGCGGGCCTGCCTTTCCTCCACGAGCTTCGGCAGCTTGGCCATCGCCTCGTTGACGATGCGGGGCTGCACTCCGCGGTCCATGGTCCTGCCGGTCCAGTTGGTCACGGGCCTGCCGAGATACTGGCGGCCGTAGGCTTGGGTGATCTCCTTGCGGGTGGCGAGTTCCTTGGCCAGGTCCCGGCGCACGGGGGTCATCGCCTCTCGGAGCTGCTCGCTGTTGCGGGTCAGCTTGGAGCTTTCCTTTTGAAACTGATCAGAAAGCGGGTCGCTGGTCGGCGCTCCGTCGCGGCGCACCTCGATGAGCTGCTGCTTCTTGGTTTTGATCTTTGCCCCCTTGGCCTTGAGGTCCGCGAGGTTTCCCTTGATGACCGGCTCGGAGGCTTTGCGGAAGCCCTCGGTGTCCCGCCAGTCTGCCGGGTAGTGGCCGTAGCCCTGCTTGAAGGGCGGAAGCTCCTGATGCTTCTTGGCCCTCGGGGCGGCGGCGTAGTCCTCACCTTTTTTGAATTCCCCCTTGGGGTATTTCTCCATGCCGGGAAGGAGCTGGGTGGACTCGGCTCCGCGGCGGCGCTCGGGTGCCCCGCTCACACTGGGGTCGAGGATGCGCTGGCGTCCGCCGACATCCGTGACGCGGGGCGTGATCTTCTTCTCGCCTCCCTTGAAGCTGGCGAACACCGGGTCCGCCTTGCTCTGCACGGCCTGCCGGATGGCGCGGAGGTCGGCGTTCTTTTCCCATACGGAGCCGCGCAGGAGGGCACTGGCGCGCTTCTGGCTGGCTGCGGTGCGGGCCTCGCTGGGGCGGTCGAATCGGATGGTCTTCATCTTGCTGGAAAGCAGCCGTGTGATCTGCCGCGCCACCTCATCCTTGTCGCGGGCGGAGTCATTGAGCAGATCCTCCACGCCCTTGCTGGAGCCAGGGAAGAAGCGGTTCTTCGGGCGACCCACGTAGGAGCGGACATCCACGCTGCGGTCCTCGGGGTCCAGCGAGGCGTGGCTGCCCATGCGGGCCGAGCGTCCGACGACCTGCCGGATCTTGGCGTTGTTGAAGTGGGGTTCGAGGACCTGCACCATGCGGGTGCCCTTGAGGTCGAGGCCCTCCGCTCCGGAGGAGGAGACGAGCAGCGCGCGGTGCCTACCCTCGTTGTAGTCACGGACGGTCTGGTTGCGGACCTTCATGGTCTCGTTGCCGGTGAAGACGCCGTGCGGGATCTTGGCGGCGGTCAGGCGTTGCTGGAGAGGCTCGATGCCGTGCTTCAGCCAGTTGGAATAAACCAGTGCCTTGCCCTTGGGGTTCTTGAGGTGGCCTTCGAGATCGCGGAAGGCGCGGTCGATCTTGGGCTCATCCGCGCTGGAGGGATCGAGAGCGCGGGCGCTGTTGCTCACCTGCCGCGGGCCGGTCAGGTAGGGCTTGAGCCGGTCGATGTTCTCCTGGCTGATCTTCAGGCCCTTGGGGACACCGCCGAGGCTGGCTCGGTAGAGGGCGCTCTGGTGCTTGGTCATCTCCACCGGGATGGTCTGCGATGTGACCTTGGGCAGCATGGAGGGATCGCCCTTGTGGTAGTCCACGTATTTGTTCAGCACCTTCTTCAGCTCGCCGGAATGACTGAGGCGCTCACCCCTCCAGCGGGAGAAGAAGTTCGGACGGGTGTAGCGGTTCTCGAATGCCTTGCCCTCGCGCAGGACGGGCTTGCCGGCGGCCTGGTTGACCAGTGTGCCGATGTCGGAGGGGTTGTTGAAGATCGGGGTGCCAGTGAGCAGCATCCGCTTTTGCGCAGGGCTGCCCTTAATCGCGTCCGAGAGGGCCGACTTGGGGTTACGTGCCCGGTGGGCCTCATCGACGATCAGGAGGCGGCTTTTTAGCGCACCACGGCCCTTCAGGGAGAGGGCCTGCTGGCTCATCACGTTGGCTTCAGGGCCTCCCCAGCGGGCGGTCTCCTTCCGGTAGTTCTCACGCAGGGCGGCCGGAAGGATCACGTCGGCACTTCCGCCCATGGCCTTGTGGGCTTCGATGGCAGTTCTGGTTTTCCCCGAACCGAGGCCGTGGGCCACCACGAGACCGGACTGGCTGGGGTCCTGGATGCGGCGGATGACGCGGCGCTGGTGGGGCTGGAGTTCTTCGGCAAATTGGATGGGCTTCGCCGCGATCTTCTTCCTCTTCGCGATCGTGCGGCGCTTGGGACCTGCGATCGGTGATCGCTTGCCTCCTGTGTCTCCGTCCGGTTCTGCGGTGCAATACATGAACTGGATGAGGGGGGCTTTGGACGAGCAGTTCCACTTCCGTAGCGAGAGCGCCTTGCGGGTCGGCTCCCCGTTGGGCTTTTCCATCGGACCCTGCATGCCGGACATCCGGGCGCAGAAAGACTTGCGGCGCTTGGCCGGCTTGGAGTCGGGATCGAGCTTCGAGGGCGGCGTGGTCACGGCCGTCTTGAGCTTGCTGCCGGGGTTCTCTCGGCGGTAGCTGGCTACGCCCTTGCGGTTGAGTCCGCCTGATTCGCTCTTGCCTTCCTTGCGCTGCCACGCTGCGGATGCCAGCTCGATCGGCGCTGCGGCGGACTGCATGCGCTGGACCTTCACGGTGATCTTCTGCTTGCCCTGCTTGAGGGCGGCGTTTGCGCGGTGATTGCCATCAAGGATCGAGTATTTTCCATGCCCGCGGTGCGAGACCGTCACGGTGCCCGGCATGTTTTTTGTGAACCTTGCCAGTTTCTTGATCTTCTTCTCGCTCACCGTGCCCTGCGTGCTCACAAGGTTCTTGAGCTTGATCTTGCGCTCGGTGCCCTTGCCGATGCGGTGCATCCCTGGCTTGAGTCCTTCGACGTAGAGTGGGTTCTTCATCAGTTCTTCGAGGATGATCCGTTGACCTTCGGCTTACTGCCGTTGCTGCTGGTGGTCTTGGGTCCGGCGACGACGGGGGCGTGGGCTCCCTCCGGGGTCAGACCGGCGTTGCGGTTGAGTTGCTCCTCCTCGGGTTCTTCCGGAATGATCTTCTCGGCCTCCGATCGGGTGGAGCCGGGGAATCCCTTGAGGATCATCTCGACCGCCGATTCGCGGTCGATGGTGCCGTTGCCTACCTTCTCCATGATCTCGACGATGAGCTTGAGGCCCTTGTCGCCCACGGCCTGGATGCTGAGCGGTGGAGGCGGAGGCATCGGTGTGGGCGTAAGGAAGGCGGCCTTCTCCTGTGTAATCGACCCGAAGAGGCCGCGGGCCACGGTCTCCCCTGGTAGCTGAGCTTTTGCCGCTTCTTCGATGAGCTTGTTCCCCGCAGCGAAGTTGGAGGCGACGACCTCGCCAAAGGATTTTCCAGTGTGCTTGGCGACGACCTCCTCGATTTCAAGGATGCCAGCGGCGGCGAGGCTGAGATCGGCCTGGGCCTCGTGGCCCAGGTCGGCGGTGATCGGGCGGCTCCAGTGCCATGCACACTGCTTCCAGCCGGGAGTGGGCGGCAGGACGCCGAGGGAGATGCCCTGCGCGATGACCTTCTGGCGCACGCGGTTGAGGACGAGGTTTTCGAGGAGTCCCTGCCAGCTCTCGATCTTGCGCAGATCAGCCTGGATCTCCACTCGGGTATTGGCTCCGCCGAGCACGGAGATGTCCCAGAGCAGGCCATAGCTGATGCCGAGGCTGACGCTCATCTTCCGGATGAGGGTCTGGACGAAGGCCATGAACGCTCCACTCGGGCGAGCGCTGGGGCTCATCATGGAGAAGTTCTCACCCTCGGCCAGCTTGAGCAGCTTGCCCCATTGGGCGTCCTGCGTGGGCGTGCCCTGCGCCGTCTTGCCGTCCCATGCGCCGGGGCCGTTGCCGTTGAAGGGGTCCTTGGTGCCGATCAGGGCGGCGTACTGCGCCTGCACCTTGCCGGCGATCTTCTCCGCCTCGATCCACTCGCGGATGTCCCGGATGTCGTTGAGGCAGCGCAGCAGCTTGGTGCGTCCGCGGTATTCGCCGGGCCGGTAGGGGTCGTGCAGATGGATGAAGGAGTCCATCGGGACCTCCTGCGGTTCCACGTATGATCCGTCCTTCTTGTGGCGGAAGATGCGGGCGCTCAGGATGCGGCCGGTGTTCTCGTCGATGGTGAAGCCGCCGATGTAGTTCTCCGCCTGCGTCGCCTCGGTCGGGGAGCCGATACGGTCAGCCTCGATGGACTGAAGGCAGTAGCCGCCGGTCGGGCTGAACTGCGGGGCGATCTCCACGAAGCCGGCGTCGCCGTCCACCATGAAGCCGTGGTAGGCCATCTGGACCATCTCGATGAAGCGGGCGCGGCCCGAGAGATCGCACATCGTCCCGCCGTCCTCCCCTCGGTCGTCGCCACACCAGGAGTGGAGGTAGCCGTCGTATGCTGCGTCGATCTGTCCGTCCCCGGTGTTGGATTTGCAGTGAAGTTTTCCCGCGACGTACAGGGTGAGGCGCTCGATGACGCCACCCACGAAGTCCAGCTCGACAGCCTCCCGCGCATCGGCCATCGCGGTGTAGCGGTCCCGCTGCTTGCGCCATGACTCAGCTCCGGTCTGACTGACCGGCTTGGCTCTCCCGCGCCTTTCAGGATTCGGATTGTACTCGCTGAACTCCAGCAGACGCGAGCGGAAGTCCGGGTGGATCTCGGTGATGACCCTGCCGCCGGAGTCGAGCAGACGGATGAGATTGTCTTTGGCCATTACTGGTTCGAGAAATCAACGACTCCGACTTGGACGTTTGGCGTGGCGCGCGGGCCGTCAGGGACAGTGTAGCCGCGCTCCCTGCGGACGAAGGCGATGGCGTTGAGCTTGTCGTTGTTTTGCGCCGTGGCCAAGGCGAACTGCTTTGTTCCCATGCCCATGGTCAAGAAGCCGTTGTCCAGCGCCTCCAGCCGTGTGATCTCGGCAAGCAGCTCCGCCTCGGTCTTCTGTCTATAGCGTAGGAGATGATCGGCGACGGCCATTTGTGAAGGGGAGTATGTCAATGAGTCGCAGGGGAGCAAGCGGCAAATGGGAGGTCCGCCTTCCAATTTTTCTCGGTCGCCAATTTCTCACTTTTTAAGGTTGGTTATCCATAGGGGAATTTAGCCCGTTTCTAGTGTGGGAGGTCGTTTTTCGACCACAACAAATCCCCGCAAATCAGTATCATGAAAACGAAACAACTAGACCTGTTCGCCCCCGAACCGAAGAAGGAAGTGCCCGAGTGGGCGCGACCCATGCCAAGAACCCCCAAGTGGATGAGGGAATCCGACCCCGTGCGGCCCATCGCCGCCAATGGGGTGGGTGAGTGGAGCGCCCGGAATGCGCGCCTCAATTCAAAGAAGGGCCAGGACTGCCTGATGAGGCAGGAAAGCACCGGCTCCAACTTCCGCCACGAGCTGGCGCAGTACGACGGGGAGGCTTGAGCAGCGAAGTGAGCCGCGTGACAGGCGGTTCCATTCGCCCTTCAAACGAAGAGTGGAGGCATAACACCGGACCAAGCCTCGGTCCACAAAACAGAAAGGCCAAAGCCAATGACCACACAAAGCAGCGACAAACCGGAGCTTGATCTCGTCCTCGACGAGCCCGAGCACATCATCATGACCACGGAAGATGGAATCGTGGAGGTGATCGAATGAGCGCCTGCAATGATCGCAGGCCAGCCCTGATAAGCCTAGAGCTGGCGATCCGACTCTTCCGCTATGAGCGCGAGAGCGGCATCCGCGAAGTGAGACAGGCCCTCAAGGGAACCGGCGAAAGGCTCCACGAGGGGCTCACAAACATCATCGAGCACTTCCTGTCGAGCATCTCGACATGGGAGGAGCTGGATAAAGCCATCTCCATCTCTTGCCGGATGAGTTTGGACGAGTGGCTGAACAGCCTCTAGCCGCGCAGACGAACGCCTCTCTCCAATGGGTGAATGGGGAGAGGGGCGTGGTCTGCCTGATTACTCAGGTGAGGGGAAAACAAAACGGCACGACCCCTGTGCCAAACCAACCGGATGCCCAACCGTTTCAAAGCGGGCAAACAAACGCAGTGAAAAACAAAAACCAAAACAACAACACGGCTGCAAATTTGCAGTCCAACCGCCCGAGCTACGCCGCCTTCCTGGCCAGCAAGGGAATCCAGCAACCCCGCCAGCAGCGTCCGCAGCAGATGCGGCGGCCCCAGCCCATGCAGCGCCCTCAGCCTGTCCTCTCGCCTGTGGAGCGGGGGGAGATGGAGCGCAAAGCGTGGCTCGCCAAACTGCCTCCGGGCATCAGTCATCAGTCCTACTCGTGGCTCTTTGAGGAGCCGGAGAATCCGGGTATGCGGGTGAAGCCGGTGGAAGCTCCGGTGGTGAAGTCTGCTCCGGTTGCGCCCAAGCGCGCCGAGAAGCGCCGCCACCCCCTGAGCCGGGAGGACATCGCCGAGGCGTTCGCCTTGGAGAAGGCGGAGATGACCGATGCGTATCTGGCCAGCATCGCCCGGCAGCACAGGCTGCAAGCCGAGCTGAGCAAGAAGAAGGCTGAGTTGGTGGCGCTCGGGCTGGTAAAAAAGGGCGAGGTGGTGCCGGATGCGTTCAAGCGCAACGGGGTGTTCCTCTCCTTCGAGGTGGAGCATCAGCTCCGCAAGGCCCAGAGCATCCTCCATGACGCCGGGAATAATGTGTTCCTGACCAACAAGGCCGCCTCAGACCCCACTAACCCGTGGGCCAAATGGCTGGAGACGCTGTTCACCGCGGTCTTCCGTGAGGTGGTCGAGGAGATCCGCTCGAAGCCGGCTGTCCGCCCGGATGGCGGCCGTTGGCATCTGGCCGATGTCTGGGACAGGCTCAGCGCCGCCGACAGGGCGAGGATGCTCGGAGCCAAGACCTCCATCGAGATCGAGGAAGCGCACATACTGGACACGCACATACTCAGCAGTAGGTCCGTTGTCCGCAAGGAGCCGGGTGTATTCACTCGTCCGCAGGCCAGCAACGACCGGGTGGTGGAGCAGGCCGAGAAGGCCCACCAGTCAGACTACGAGCGCTTCCGGGCCGGCTGGGTGGCCCCGCGCATCAGTGGGAGCCGCAGCAGCAGCAAGCCGGTCCACAAGGGCCAGGCCAAGGTGGTGACCAAGCGGGACGTGGGTGTGGTCGTGGACCCGAACATGGTCGGGAAGGTTGCCTTTGATAAGGCGGCCAACCGTCCGTATGTCAGCGCGAAGTCTGCGCGAGTGATGGACTACGCCGCCGAGAGGCTGGCGCGGAAGGGGTCGCCGTGCGCCGCAGACGGCCCTGTGGCGCGTCCTGAGCCCGTAGTGGACCTGCTGGCTCCCGCCGGCAAGAACAGGAGGGTGTGGTAATGGAACTCTGCGCCCAACTGCATCTCGTCCTACAGTCTATGCCGGACGAGGAAATAGCCAAGGTCTGCAACCGGCTTTTCACCAGAGGCCCCTCCGGGATCATGGCGAGCCGGTCCATCGAGATGGCCAACAAGGCCATGAACGAAGCCATCACTCAGGCCCTCCTGATGGTGCAGGCGGAGGACGCGAAGTGAGCGCCCAGCAGGCCATGCTGCGCCTCATGGCGTGCGGCTTCTGCGCCAGGGATGCCTACGATCTACTGGCGGACGCGGGGTTCGATCCGCATCCGCAAGCGGAGCCGGTGGAGATCAGTGAGAGGCGACTGTGCGCAGAAGCGCTGGAGTGGCTGGGAAAAGCGGATGGGGTGGTGGGGTTGGGTCAGTGAAACCCGGACTGCAAATTTGCAGTCCAAATGAAAGGAAACAATGAGTGATCACATCAAAAGCCCGGTCGAGCTTCAAATCGACCAACTGGCCGCCTGCAATGTGGGCGGTCGGATTCGGGCGGCGATCTACAAGATCGACAACCAGGAGCCCGGATCGGCCACGCTGATCCTGATGGAGCTGCTCTGCTTCATCGAGCAGCGCGACCTGCCGGAGGAGGGGAAGTGAAGAACATCACCTCAATCCTCATCGAGCGTGGCGAGGGCCTGCTCGACGACGACGGTGTGGATGCGGCGGTCGCGGAGACCATCGCGTTTGAGATCATGCACAGCCTGGCGGTTCAGCCGCAGTGTGTCTATGCCGTCACCAGTGACTTCTACTGGGGCCGCGGCGCGGACCTCGAAGGGGCCATCGCGAGCTGCTACAAGAGCGGCTCGCGGGGCTCCCAGGATGCGGTGATCTACATCTACACCGGCCCGCAAGCGGAGCTGGACAAGATCACCGTGGATGGCAATGCGGCGATCCACTACCCGCAGACCGTGACCAGCAACCGGGTGGGCAAGGTGAAGCTGCCCATGAAGCAGGGGGCCAGATGAGCATGCCGATCGTCAATGCCGCGCAGATCGCGCTGAGCATGAGGCATGACGGCACCAGCTCGCTGTGCGGCAAGATAGCGGATGCCGCCGTCCTGCTGGACTCCATCGAGACCGAGATCGTCGATCCCCATCTTGATGGGTGGTCCGGCATGCCCAACGACTGGGAGACGGTATGCGAGCGCATCGCTGAATACATGAGCGATGGGCCAGTGATGCCGGCTCGCCAGCCTGACCGGGAAGTGATCCTGGGGTTCATCAACCACTCGGAGGCCGAACGGAAGAGGTGCCCGAAGTGCGGAGGCTCCTGCACAGTGTTTGTGCCGAACCGGAATCCGCTGCATGACAGTGAGATCGAGGTGGCCTGCGATGAGTGCGGTGGCCGCGGCTTCATCCGATGAAGCGCGCCAATGCCCCGCGCCTGCTGGATGTCCCAGTGGGCAGGAAACAGTGGGACCCGAAAGCCAGGGAGCTGCTCGGGATGTTGAGGAAAGAGATAGCGAAACCCGCCGCTGATAGTGGCACAAAGAAAGGAAACCAACAATGAGGATACCAGCCAACCTGCTCGATGAGCTGATTGAAAATGAAGGCGAGCTGAAAAGCGGCCCTGTCGCAACAATGGGAGTGCTCCGGCTTGCGCTGGATCTTCGTGATGCTCGGCGCGCTCAGCGCATGCTGCCGAAGCTGGTGGAGGCGCTGCAAGCCATGCTGGCGCACACGGAGCCGAACTGTGGGGTAACGTCCACGCAGTCGGTCTGGAATGTGGCGCGGCGCGTCCTCGCCGAAGCCAACAACCCGGAGGTGACGAAGTGAGCGCCTACGACTGGCTGGAAGCGGTGAAGGACAGCCTCAAGATCAGCCGCGAGAGCCGGAACAGACTGGAGGAAATCCAGTTCTACTCCGAGTATGCGGAGCCCGGCTACAGTGACCCGAGCAGCGGGATCATTGCAGTGGGGAACTGGAACAACGCTGACAAGCGGAATCCTGCCTTCGACGACAAGAAGCCCTGCGGTGGGGACAATCAGCTCTGGATCAAGGCTGATGACTACGTGGAGCGCGTCGCTCACGTTCTGGAGAAGCGCTACGGAGCTGAACTGGAATGGTGCGACGAATGGTGCGGGTGCAGTGAGTGCGACAAGCTCATCCGCACCTCGCCCGACTCATACCAATGGAGCCCGGCGTACTACATGGGTGATGGGGTGATCCTCTGCTCGGAGTGCGCGAAAGGCAGCGCCGACACCATCCTCGCTGAGTATGAGGGGAATGAGCGTAAGGCGCTGACGCGGGACCTCGGGATTGATCCGGGTGATCACGGCTACGTCCAGCTTCTCGATAAGCTGGAGAATGGCTTCCATGAGGGCATGGCGGCCGATCCGAAGGTCATCGCCAAGAGCCTGCGCGAGAAAGGCGTGGAGCGGTTCCTGTTCAGGATTGATGAGCAGAGCCAGTTCTACATCACCTTCTCGTGCTGGGTGCATGAGGATGAGATCGAGAAGTGCGAGGCGTCTGCTGGCTCCATGAAGGTGGATGCCGATGTGTCGCCGGCTGAGGTGATGAAGCGTGCGCTGAGCACCGGGGAGGGAATGACGACCACGGTGATGACGCATGATCTGATCATGCGGTGCCCGAGTCGCATCCTGAGCCCGGATCACTACAACGCGGATGGAAGCTGCAAGTGCAGGGAGGCTCAGCAGTGAAGATGATCGAAGAGTGGGAGATCGCTCTGGAGATCGAGGAGGAGGAATGAGCCCAGTCCCTCCGCAAGAAGAGCTGGATAAGGCTCAGGCGCTCGCCAATGAGCGCGGTGAAAGCGCGTGGCTGTCTGTGGGGATGCCCCTCACATACGGCGGGCCGATCAAGTGGAGAATCGTGATGCAATCACAGCTCTCTCCGATCGCCGCCCACTGCGCCCACATAGAAGTGAAACCCGCTGCCGATGTGCAGCACAAAGAGAAAGGACAGAAGTAATATGAACTACCACATAACAGTCAACGGGGTGCCTCATTGTCAGGCCCCTATTTATCAACTCAGTAAGGCTGCCGGTCTTACCGCCAAGCAGATGTGCGAATGCTCGTGCGCCTGCGGATACGGATCGCGACTGGAAGAGGCAGATCGCGATGCGGCTAAGCTGGCCGCTGCGCTGCCGGATGCGAAAGTGTATGTCGTGGAGGGACAGTGCCGCGAAGACTCATGGTGGAGCACGCCAGAGGGCCGCGCCGCCATCGAATCCGAGAACTGGCTGGAGGAGAACAGATGAGCAGCAACTACGCAGGAATCGACTGGTCCGGCCCCGGCTCGACCACCAACCGCGATGTGGCCACCGGCATCCGCTACGGCGTCATCAGCCAGAACTCCATCCAGTCCGATGTGATGTCGGGCATCTGGCAGGAGTCCCGTGATCTCAGCTATGAGGCCGCGAAAGAGGAGCTGGAAAACTCCATCTATCGCGTGATGCAAAACGCGGAAGATGAAGATCGCAAGGATGGCCTCAAGTCCGCCCTTGGCGACCTCTACTACGGGGATCGCCGCAGCGCAGAGCTGGAGGATGCGTGTGGCGAGATTATCGACATCTGGGACGAGTTCCTTGGCGACACGCTCACGGAGGCCGACAGGCTGGCCATCTGGGAGGTGGTCTCGGATCGCTTCGGCGACACCTACGAATCCGGCGACGGTCACGACTGGCTCTGGGAGAAGGACGGCTACACGCTGTCGAACTGTCTGCAATCGGACGTGTTCGTGGGCAAGTCGCCTTACTTCACCTATGCGCAGTTCTGCTCTCCGTGTGTGCCGGGAGCAGGGAATCTGGATAACTCCTACGAGCCGCAAGGCAAGTCCAAGGAGCAGATCGAGACCGTGAAGCATGTCGCCCCGCTGGCCCTCGGCGAGGCGATCAAGAGCTGGGCGGAGCAGGATGGCTACCCGCAGGTCTTCTGCCTCGGCCACGACTTCTTCGACAACGAAGAGGCTCCGTATCCGGTCTTCAGTGTCGCCACTGGGAAGCGGGTCCTGCCGGGAGGTGAAGAATGAGAACTCACGGAAGATCGCCGAAGGGGCTGTATAACACATGGAGTTCCATGAAGGATCGCTGCTCGAATCCACTTCACATAAGGTGGGCCAGATACGGCGGGCGCGGGATTACCGTATGTCCAGACTGGCATCCGTTCGTTAAGTTCAGAGCGTGGGCGCTGTCGAATGGGTGGAAGTCTGGTCTGGAGATCGACCGAATAAACAACGACGGGGACTACACCCCTGAGAATTGCCGCTTCGTGTCGAAGGTCGTCAATAACCAGAATAGGTCGGATACCAAGCTGACCGCCGCCATTGCCGCCGAGATCAAAAAGGCAGCGTCCGCAGCGGGCGCTAACTGCCACGCCATCGGTAGGGAATACGGCGTGTCGAAGACACTGGTTCGCCTGATTCGCGACGGCAAGTGCTGGCGTGAAGAGAAGGTGGAGGCGGAGCAGTGAAACTCGTCACCTTCATGGCGAAAGCCTGCCACTACGCGCAGAGTCACATCGACGATGCCGATGCGTGGCCCACAGATAGGCACGAGCGCGAGGATTACTTGCAATGCGTGTCGATGCAGATGGCCTGCTTCTTCGCTCAAAACACCCCGCTGGGTGACGAGGGCGTGGAGTGGGAGATCGTGCTGGAGGAACTGGCCGCGCACCCAATGAAGTCGGTGAAGAAGTGGGAGCAGATCCTCGGAGGAATCGCAAGGAAGCTAGGGGGATGGAAGCAGTGAGCGCAATGGTCACAGACCCGCCAGCTCCGGATGCGGTGATAGCGGCACTGGAGCACGTCCGATCCATCTTTCCAGAGGTGGTGATGGTTGTGTTTCAGCGAGACACACGCTGGCAGTATATGGGACAGGATTTCGATCACCCGGTCTTCGACGACCGGGTGAATACCGGAATCCTTGAGGATGCCTCGGCGGCCGTGGAAGAGTTCCCGGCCGTGTTCGAGGTGGTGCCGGAGGAAGAACAAGTAACCAAGAAAGGAAACTGAAAGTATGAGCGAACATATCGAAGAGGAGTTCACGGTGGGTCGGTGCAACGTGAAGATCATCCGGGACAGTGATGCTCAGTCGCCGTCTGAATACGGTGACGAGGGCCTGTTCATCGTGGCGAACCACCGGCAGTTCTACGTCCCGGAGCCGGGCGAGAAGCGCTGCCCGGAAGACCCGGATGAGGTGGTCGAGCGCTACAAGAAGACCCACTGGATCTTCCCGCTGGAGGCTTACATCCACAGCGGGGTGCATCTGTCCTTTGGGCGTGAAGGCAACTACCCGGATCGCAGGTGGGATGTATCCCAGGTGGGATTCGTCTTCGCCAGCAAGAAGGAGTGGCGCTTGAGCAAGAAGGCTCGGGAGGCGGCGAAGTCCAAGATCGACGAGTGGAACCAGTATCTCTCCGGGGATGTCTGGGGCTACGTCGTGGAGGACGAGCGTGGTGTTTCTTTGGATAGCGTCTGGGGATTCTACGGGATCGAATACTGCAAGGAGCAGGCCCGCGAAATCGCGGAGCACTACTCCAGGAAGTGCGAGACGATCGAAATGGAGACCGCGATGGCGGAGACGATGCCGTGAAAGCCGCGGATGCGCTTAAATCTAACCAAGAAAGAACCAAAAATGGGTCAATCCAATAATCGCTGTGCATCCGTTACGGGTGCAGGCTTCTGTCTGCAATGCCTGCTGAGTGAGGGGCATGAAGGGGATCATCAGTTCGATCCAATGAAGAACTTCGACCACGACCCTCGCTTCGATGAGGGCGGGGAGTTCCACGAGGAAGCAAATGGCGACGAGCAGATGCCGGAGTCCATTCAGGATGACGGCAGCATTGCTGTGCCGACTGCAAATTTGCAGCCGAGCCCATCCCTCGCCTGGCGCACGCTGGGTGTGGCCCAGAACATAGTGAAGCGGGTGGCGGATAGCATCTGCTCGCTCGGCGGCGGGCCGCTCGACAAGAACCAGGCGTATCTGGACCTTCAGAGCGCCATCGGCATGATGGAGACCGCTCTGGATGCCCTGCGCGCTCACGAGGATGAGGGGGGTCAATGAGCCTACATAGGAACCGATTGCTTAATGCTCATAGCGGTGCATTATGTGCGAATGAAAAGGAAACCAGAACGAGAGTCGGAGTGTGCCGTTTGCAAGAGGCCATTCCGGTCGGCATTATCATGGCAACGATTCTGCGGATCGGTGTGCCGCAATCGAAACCAAAACGGAGGACTAACATCCGGCCTTCAAGCGTCCACCGGGACCATTGGAGCGGTCGCCGAACTGCGAGTGGCTGCGGATTTAATGACCGCCGGCTACGAGTGTTATCGGGCGCTGAGTCAGTCATCGAGCAGCGATCTGATGGCCCTCAAGGACGGGCTTGTGTTTCGCTTCGAGATCAAATCGGCGGTGCGCCTGAAATCGGGCGGGGTCTCATTCCAAAAAGCAAACATCAGGGCCGAGAACGTGGCGCTGTTCATACACCGAGAATCGCTGGTGGTTTTGATTCCGGAAATTCCGGTTCCGCTTCAAGCTGCGCCTTCTCCGTAGAGCGGATCGGAGGGAGGCGATGAGCGCCACCCTCGCCGAAATGGAGGAGAGACAGCAGGAGTTGGTCTCGCAGCGTGATCAGGCGGAAGACGATGCCGCCTTCTACAAGGCCATGTTCGCTCGGGCTCGGTGCGGGTGCATTCAGAGAGACTGCACGCTGCATGGGGCGTGGGCCGCGGAGGACATCGACCGGCTGATGGCGGCCGGGCTGCTGAGTCCGAGGGAGGCATCCAGGTGAGTGCTCCTCTGACCAAGGAGCAGGTGGAGGCGTATCTCAACGCCTCGCATCTGTGTCCCTACTGCAAGTCCAACCGGATCGAAGCTGGGGATAAGGACTACTCGGGCAATGGTATCTCGCAGGAAATCGAGTGTCTGAGCTGCGAGAGGCGGTGGACCGACATCTACGAGCTGGTGAGTGTAGAGGGGGTCGAATGAGCGACTTCAAGAAAGGCGACCGTGTGTGCTATGCGGCGAAGTTCCTGAACTCGATCGGCGAATACTCGAAAGAGGCCGCGGATCAAGTCGGTGTGGTCACGGAGATCAGGGACTATGACCTGAAGCATCCGGTCCTGCACGTCCGGTGGGGTGGGGAGGATGAGGATCGGAGCGGTCTCGCCTGCAACTTCATCCATGCTGATCGGAAGCATCTGGAGCCACGATGAGAAAGCTCACCGCCGCGCAGTTCGCGGAGAAGTATCCGGACGCTGAGATCAATGAGAGCTGCCTGCTGAACATCGCCTGCTCGACATGCGGAAACCGCGTGAAGTTCAGGATCGAGTCGAAGATCACCGCCGAAGTGACCGATGATGGCACTGATCGGGATGAGAGTGACTGTGAGTGGGATGAAGACTCGGAGTGTAACTGTGAGTGCGGTGAGGCCGGAAAACTCCATCGCTTCACCATCGCGGGTCTGGATGACCTGCTGGAAGAGAAACAACAAACAGAGAAAGACCAATAACATGAGTGAACCAAAACCAATGGCGGGCTTCCGCGTAGTGCGGCTGCCCTTCTTCCCTGGCTTCTACGAGTCGATGCTTTCGGGCGCGATGGACAGCTACGGGGAGCGGGAGGCTGAATACATGGCCGACCGGGAGATTCCGGTGCAGAAGATGGAGCCACAGACCCTCGTGCTCAGCGCTGAGGATGGCGAGAATCCCGAGTGGCAGCCGGCGCATCTGAGGATCAGCGCCTCGGAGTATTCGGAGCTGTTCTACGACTGCTGCAACTACCAACTGGTCTATCATAAGATCGCCCAGTTCTGGGTGGAAGCATTCGACTGGTGGTGCAAGGAGAACATTGGCACCCCGGAGAAGTCCTTTCTCTGGGAGTCGATGACCTCTCCGCGGGAGTACAACTTCACGACCGACGTGGTGTATGCCTACGTCCCGGAGGCGGTGCTGGAGTCGCTCTTTGCCAAGAGCGCGGCCGAGGGACACAAGACGCTGGCGCAGGTCATCAAGGACAGCTTCACCAGCTACGATGGCTTCATCTCGTTCTACTCGAACGACATTGAGACGTGGCTGGAGAAGGGCTTCGCCGAGTGGGATTACAACGAGCTGGGATCGTTGGTCGCCGCAGCCATCATCGGCTGTGAGGAGTTTGAGAGCCGTGGGGATTTCTCCATGACGATCTACGAGATCCTCTTCTCGGGCAACAACGAGGACGGAGAAGCCTTCGATGCCGGTATGGACTGGCCGAAGTTCGAGGAGAAAGTGAAAGAGCTGCGGGCCGAGAAGGCTGCGGAGCATGAAAACGAAACCAAGTAACGAAAGGAACAACATGAAGACAATCGCATCAGAAGAGTTCGAGTTCAAAACCCGGTATCTCAAGCAGGCCAGCTCCGGCACCTACTTTGTGGGTGTGCAAAATGGCGGGTCGCGCGGCAGCCATCAGCCTGCGGATCAGGTCAATGGCAACTGGGGGTTCTGGCATGAGCCACTTCACGCCATCAGCGATGATGAGGCGGAGGCTATCGCGGATGAGATGGGGGTCGAGCTGAACGCGGCGAAGTAACAACGAAAGGAACCAAGACAGTATGAAAATAGGAACACTGGAGTTCAAGTGGACTGTCTCGCGTGGGCGGGACAGCTACGGCTACAACATCTGCACGCTCTTCCTCGATGGCGAGAAGGTGGCGCGCTGCAATGGCGGTGGCTACGACATGAAGGGGACGTGCCTCGGGGACTTCATCGCTGATCGGTTCGCCGACCGGCTGCTGAAGCTCAAAGAGAAGAGCATGCCGGAGCAATCTCATTGGGAGCCAAGCAACAAGCGCCGCTGCGCCAACCTGGACTGCTTGCTCGCCAAGCATGACGTTGGTGCGCCGGAGGAGCTGTTCGCGCCCGATGTGATGGAGTGTCCCTACTGCCACGGGGCGACGCGGGCTGCCTCGAACGACGGCAAGCAGGTTGTTACCGGCCGGTCCTTCTATGGGCTGCGCTACATCAATCCGACGTTCGATCCGGGCAAGGCTGTGGTGAAGCACGCGCCTGTCTTTGGTAAGGACGATGACGCAGGCAAGACCGTGGCCGTGCTGGAGAAGGAGGGTAAGAGCCTCGGGCTGGAGCGCTATCAGGCGTTCTGGTCTGCGACCTCCAAATTCCCCACGAGGAAACACCGCATCCCGTCCATCGACGGAGCCTGCGGGATGTCCTCGGTGCAGGAGATCATGCGGGCCATCAAGCTGGACATCGAGTATGTCCCCACCAAGGGAAGCAACTCGATCTACCTGCTGCATGATCACAAGAGGAGCCGGCGGTAGATGTCGCGCAAGCAGGCATCCGACAAAATCCTCCGCATCGTCGAGGTGACGATCGAGGTGGTGGGATTGGTGGTGATGATAATCCCACTTATTCTGAGGAGGAGGAAGTGATCGCCATTCGTGTCTGCGCGGAAGCGGGTAGCGCGGTTCGGATGTTCAAAATCAAGGAGGACCCGTATGGGGCGTCCTTGATTGATGTGGAGAGCGGTCTTGCGGTGACGCTCGACTGGAATGGAGAAGAAGTGAAAGCATTCATCACTGCCGAGGGGCAGGATGAGCCGACCCACATGCACATCATGCGGGTCGTTAAACCAAACAAGAAAGGCAACAAAAACCAATGACAACAACACTGATCGCCCATCTCGGGCACTCAATGCACCTCCACTCTGCCGACCTGCTCGGCATCGTGGTCCTGTCCACCCTGATCTACTGGGCTGCGCTCTATGTGCAGCGGCCCAGGAGGGTGACTGCGGGGCGCATCAGGGCGCTGCGTGAATACGTTCACGCCATCGGTCGGAGGTCGAAATGAAGATCGAGGCAACTCTGTCCGAGGTTTCCTACGACTTCGTTCTACAGATCAGCGTAGGAGCTGATGTGTCCAAGGAGATCGTGCTGGAGCGCGTGAATCGAATCCTTGATCTTGGCGAGGCCGCCGAGCTGAAGGAGTGGCGCAAGAAGAAGGCCAAGAAAGGCTCGAAATGAGCTGGATCTCCTCATTCCAGGACGCCCGCGACGCCGGGGTGCCGATCATCATCATCCGCTGCCCAGATAATGCGGCGGTCATGGATGCAGTCGTGAAGTCGGACGGGGACTCAGCCCTGACGGTCTGGGACATCAACCGTGGCGTCCGGGGGCTCAACACCCTCGGAATGGCGGCGGCCAATGAGGTCAACAAGGACTCGAAGAAGCCGGCGGCCCTGACCACCGGGAATCCGCAGGAGGCGCTCATGAGGGCGCTGGAGTTCATGCCGAGTGGCGCGGTCCTGTTCATGGAGAATGCCCAACTCCTCCTGGAGTGCCGGGAGGAGGCCAAGAAGCTGGTCATGGTGCAGTGCGTGGCCAACTGCCGCGATCCGTTCAAGTCGAGCGGCCGGACGCTGGTGCTGCTCTGCCCGGACATCAAAGTTCCGATCGAGCTGCGCCATGACGTGATCGTGTTGGATGTCCCGCTGCCGGATGCCGCAGAATTAACCGAGGTGGTCACAGGGCTCCTCAAGGCGGGTCAACAGCCAGATCCGACCCAGGAGGCCCTTGGCGGGGCTGTGGCGGCCATTACGGGCCTGTCCCGGTTCGTGGCTGAGAACGCCGTGGCGATGTCGCTGCGGAAGTCCGGCCTGGACCTGGAGGCCCTGTGGGAGCGGAAGATCAGCGCCATCAATGCGGTGGGTGGCCTGACCGTCAGCCGGGACAAGGTGGTGTTCGATCAGATTGGCGGGCTGAATGCCGTGAAGGCGTTCTGCAAAGCCAAGGTGTCCGGCAAGCGCCGGCCGCGGATCGTGGTGCTGGTCGATGAGATCACCGATCAGATGTCCGGTCGGGGTGACTCGAACGGCATCAACCGGGACGCGCAGGGGCAGATGCTCCAGTGCATGCAGAACTACCGCTGGTCGGGTGCTCTGTTTCACGGGTTCGCAGGAACCGGGAAGACGGAGATCGCCAAGGCCATGGGCTGTGAAGCTGGTGGTCTGTTCGTCGCGTTCGACATGGGCGCGATGAAGGGGGGCATCGTGGGTGACTCGGAGAAACTGATCCGGGACGCCATGAATGTGCTATACGCCATGGGCGGGGAGGACGTGTTCTTCATTGGCACGACCAACTCGGTGGATGAGCTGACCCCGCAGATGAAGAGAAGGTTCGGCGTGACCTTCTTCTTCGATCTGTTGAAGAGCGAGGAGCAGCTACCGATCTGGGACATCTACATCCGGAAGTTCAAGCTGGATGGAACCCAGAAGCTCCCGGACCACGAAGGGTGGACGGGTGCGGAGATCCGCAGGGTGTGCGAGCTGGCCGATGAGTTCGGGATCAGCCTGATCGAGGCCAGCAAATACATCAGCCCGGTCGTGAAGGCGATGGGTGATGATGTGGAGACAATGAGGCAGAGCGCCTCCGGCAAGTATCTCTCTGCCGCGAAAGAGGGTTATTACGAAACAAAACGGTCTCTGGACACCAGCAAGGTGCGCCGGATGATCGACAAGAAAGGAACCAACTAAATGCACAAGCTCAGTAAGAAGGAAAAGATCCGGAAGGGCGGCAAGCTCGCCTCCCTTTTCAACCTGAAGCTCGACCCGAAGACGAAGCTCTACCGCCTGGCCCCCGGACTCCGGGAGCGCTCGGCGGAGGAGGTCTTTGATCTCGTCCATGATGTGGTGCTCCATGTGGAGTACTGCGAGGCGGTGAAAGAGGCGGTGAAGGCGCTGGAGGGCTTCGTCGCCTGCGCGGACGAGGCGGTGAAGCAGGGCGGTGACTACCGGGACGATGGAAGCTGCATGCGGAACGCCCGTAAGGCGCTTGCCGGTTTCAAGAAGGAGGGCGCGTAAGATGCCCTGCAACAGCATCCGCGTAACCAGCATCACGCTGGAGAACAAGGAGCCCGCCACGCTGGCCGACGCCCTCAAGGCGATGGGCTACAACGTGCGGGCGATCGGCAACCAGGTGAACTTCTCCGGCTACAACAAAGCCGGGGAGTACGCCGAGGGGTCGTATCTCGCAGGCGAGCTGAAGTATCAGGGCACGGTGCGGGTGGCGGAGGTGAAGCAAGCCTACGCCGCCCAGATCGTGGAGGCGACCTACTCGGGATACGGGTGGGAGCTGACCAAGCAAGAGGATGGCAGCTATGTGGCGGAGAAACAGACGGGGGCTTGGTAGCATGAGTTCATACACCGGCTTCTGCCGAGAAGTGAACGGACTCGGAACCATCTGGATTCAGTCCTTTGATGCGAAAGATCGCGAGGACGCAATCGAAGTGGCCCAGAAGCTCTGCGCGGAAGCGTGGGGCTGCGGAGAGGATGGTGTGCATGTGCTCGGGATCGCCCGTGGCAATGTGGACATCATCTATTGGGAAGACATCAACGAAAACTAAGAAAGGAACCAAGTAACATGAGCGACAAAATGAGAATCACCATCCTGCCCGATGGTAGCATCAAGGTGCAGACGGATGAGATTTCCGCACCCAACCACATGGAGGCGGAAGCCCTGCTGGCCAGGCTGGAAGAGCTGGCGGGCGGCAAGACGGAAGTGGAGCACGCGGGCCATGAGCACGGCCACACCCATACCCACGCGGATGGGACAACACATCAACACTAGAAAGACAAACAGATGAGCAACACAGCCAGAAACATCCTCGCGCAGTTCAGTGACACTGCGCTGGTGGAGATTGCGGAGATCGCCCGAGTCGCCATTGAGCGGCACCGGGACGACATCAGCGAGCAATGCGACCTGTCCGATGAGTATCTGGACGGGCTTTTCAACGAACTCTGTGCAGTTCTTGAGTAAGCAAACCAAACAATAGGAAGACCAAAGACAATATGAAATCAGCTAAAGAACTCGGCATCGAACAATGGGAGCTTGATGCACTCCTGAAGACGCGGGAATTTCTCCAGCGCCAACATCCTCCGCTTCCGGAGGACGTGAATAGTGATGCCGGATTCCCGGATGGCCCTGGGGTCACGCGGTTCTGCATGAGCTACCCGGTTCAGGCATTCGACTGCGGGACCGCCATGTGCATTGGTGGCTTCGTGAAGATCTTTGGCCAACTGGAGATTCCGGTTGGGAGCAAGATTACTATATCTCGCGATGAGGCAGAGGGCATTAGCTCTTATGTCGAGTCTTTCAAACTAGGTAGCAGCCTCCGTGATCTGTTCTATCCGGAAAGCAGGTTCGACTACACAAGGATCACCGCCGAGCAGGCCGCGGTGGCGATCACCAACTTCCTCGAAGAGGGCGATCCTGCGTGGGCTACTATCGAGGGGATTCCGGTAGAGGAGGGCGAGTAATGACCAAGTTCCAACAATACGCCCGCGAAAACTACAAGCCCTTCGGGGTGCGGGATGAGATGTGGCATGACGCAGTGATCGCCGAGTGCAACGTGATCGACGCTGAGGAAGCCGCGCGCCGCGAGGGCGAGCTGAGAAAGAAGGAGGCCGACCGCAAGCGCATCAGCGAGGTGGTCGAGAGGACGGCGGACATCAACGCCGAGCTGGCCGGCCGCATCGTGGTGAAGGTCAAGTTCGAGGGCAGCCACGCCAAGAAGAAGGCCCTGACCCGCGATGAGAAGAAGCTGGTGATGACCCTGCCGGCGGACGTGAAGACGACCATCGGCGGAGACAAGCCGCTGTTCGAGTGCAAGGAATACGATGAGCTGATGAAGTTCATCTCCGATCGCCGGGACCAGTTCGCCAGGTTCGGTATCCCGCACATCCAGTTCGAGGCGGCGCACGTCACGGATATTAACAACATCCCAGACATCGAGGCCCTTGCCGAGAAGACGGAGGCCCAACTGGTGTATGCCGTGGCTCGCTTCATCGAGGCGTGGCCATCAGCAATCGAGCGGGCGAAGGGCGATCTGGGTCCGTTGTTCAATCCGAACGACTACATGGCCATCGAGGCTCTGGAGAAGCTGTTCCGGTTCTCATACAACTGGATGGCCTTCGGTGTGCCCGATGAGCTGAAGCAGTTCAACCCGCGCATCTACGCCAAGGCGAAAGCCAAGGCGGAGAAGGTGTGGGCGGAGATCGAAGCCAATGGTGTGGCGCTGCTGCGGGAGACCGTGGCGGACCTCGTGGGTGGGCTAGCTGAAAGCCTGACACCCAAGGACGGCGGGGAGAAGAAGAAGTTCTATCCCTCCTCGGTGGAGAAGATCACGGACTTCATCGAGTCCTTCAAGAAGCGGAACATCTGCAACGATGTCGAGCTGGAGGCTGAAGTGGAGAAGCTCTCCGGGCTGGTGAAGGGTATCAATGTGGAGAAGCTCTCCGCGGGCGAAAAGGGCGACAACGCCCTGCGTGAAACTGTGCGCAAGCAGATGGAGGAGGCCAAGGGGTCTCTGGACCAACTGCTGGTGAGCGCCAGTGCGCGGGTGATGAAGCTCCGCGATTAACAACAACAAGAAAGGACCAAGACAGATGGCTAAAGAAAAACCATGGGCCGGGAAGTTCCGGCCGGATCGGGATCTCGACGACAATGGCAACACCAATGAGGTCAGGGCGGGCCGTGGGCGCAGGGCGCTTGATGCCTATGCAGAGGGTATCTATTCGGGGCCGCCCTATGACGACCCCTGCATCATCCAGGATCTCATTTGTGATTTACTCCATCTCAAAGACTCCATGATCGCAAATGGTGTCTGGATAGATGAGGACGTGGGCGACGTGGTGGATAAGGCGGTGTCCTGCTATGAGGAGGAGCGGTGAAGACCATCGAGCAAATCGCAGAAGACTGCGGGATCAACGGGGCAGACACCTCGTTGCTTGGAGCTGTCATCAAGGACATCTCGGGTCCCATGGGTCCGCGTGAGGAGCGGCTGGAGGAGATCATCGGCGCGCTCTACCGGCGCATCGAGAAGCTGGAGGTGGACAAGTCTGAGTGCCATGAGGCGCTCGCTGGGCTTGCCGACTCCGGGCAGAAGATCATCGACAACTGGGAGCGCGGTGATCTGGCCGGGGCCGTGACTGACATGGACCCGTGGATCACCTGCGCTCGGGATGTGCTGTCCAAATGAGCGACGACACCAAACCGGAGCCCAGGCCCAAGAAGGTCCTCACCGTCCGCAAGAAGAAGCCCCAGCGCCTCAAGGTGCGGCCGGCGAAGGTGGACCCCGTGGATGCCATCCATGAGGCTGTGCATCACACTGGCAAGGCGGTGAAGGCGTGCATCGCGGTGTATGAGATGGCCAAGCCGGTGATCGCGGCCATGAGGAGGAAGAAGTGAGTGGCGCTCCATACGGGGTGTGTCCGCACTGCCTGCATCCGAACGTGCATGTGCGCGACGGGAGACTGGCGATGCACTGCCTGAGCGTGACATCGGACACACGCTGCGAAGGGTCTTTTCAGATCGCTCTGGAGCAGCATGACCACTGTATGAATCGCCACACCAATGAGTATGATGTGGCGCTTGGGAAAGCCCAAGGTAAGTAACAACCGTGGGACGCAGAGAGAACCTCCGCGTCCCTTTTACGAAAGGAAACAATGACACCAACTGAATCAATCATCGCGAAGCTGGACGCCAAGATCGAGGCCCTGCAAAAGCTGCGGGGCGCGCTCTTTGAGGCGCGGGAAGCCGTGGATGCAGCATCCACCACCTGCTCGTCCGTGGGCACTGGAGCGGAGATGCTCTACGTTCACATGCCTCACGGTCTGGAAAATCCCGCCGAGGCTGCGCACGCGCTGGCGAAGGCGCTGGGCGGGCAGTGGAGAAAAGAGCGAAACGGCGGGAAGATCGACTACCGCGGCGCGCTGGAGTGCGGCCATCCGGTCTGCATCTTTGGCGCTGAGCTGGTCCCGGAGCCGTCTCCGCTCGTGTTATGAAGAAGCGTCGCCTGAAACGCGGTAACTACTGGGCTGCGGTGTGGCCGAATGGCCGTCAGCTCTGGGGATCGACCGTGCGCCGTGAGGTGGAGCGCG